CAGAGTTTCTGCGAATACACACAACCGACAACAACGACGCTGATTGATGTATTCGGGAATGTTGCTTATTGGTTAAAGCCCTCTGCTTATAACGGAGTGAATCGGGTTCAATTCCCGGCATTCCTATTTGCTTCCTTAGCAATCTGGTGAATGCAGCAAACTCATAATTTGCCTAAGGAGAGTTCGATCCTCTCAGGAAGCATTAGGAACTTGAGACGTTCCAACCAAGGTGCCAGCAATGGGATAAACCCCCTTGGGATATTCACAACGGAAATTGTGTCTTACTCCATTACAAACTGTCAGAATGTTGGGTTTAATTGCCCCATAGCAAGCATTCGGATAAGTGTAATGTCCTGCGAGTATGGTGAAATCGGTAGACACACCAGACTTAAAATCTGTTGACCATCACGGTCGTGGGAGTTCAAGTCTCCCTACTCGCACTAAAATAAATAAGACAAAGCGTGGTGCTTATGTCTTCTTTTACCTACAAGGTAACTCAGTCTTACAATTGGTTCAATAATGCGACAACAATCGTAAGGATGTATTTCTTGAACCATATTCCATTTACTTTTGATGAACTAGAACCAGGATATCTCTACGATAAAGATATAGTAGAGCAAGCAGATAAAGAAAAAGACTACGATATAACTGATGTCTATACAGGATCACAGTATTTGATACTTGAAAAATGTCACCCATGCTTTGATATGATTGACATTGAGAACAAGGATGAACTTCCAGATGACCTGATTCCATATTTTGACGAGGAAGATTTGAGGGGATAAATAGAACATAGAAATCTAATGGTCGTCATAATCCGATGCCTCTTAATAAGCTGGAAAACTTTATAAAGAATACTGAGGGTCGTATTCTTTATGTAAACCCAAGTGACCTTGACGCTACTGACGCGATTGAGAATCAGGGAAACTCTTTAACGAAACCATTCAAGACTGTCCAGAGAGCACTGCTAGAGGCAGCGAGATTCTCCTATCTGAGGGGAAGTGATAATGATATTATTGAGAAGACAACCATTCTTCTGTATCCAGGAGAACACATTATTGATAATAGACCCGGTTTTGCTATCAAAGATGTAAGTGGAACTGCGACTGCTGTTTCTCCATCTGGTGCTACATCAAACGCACAGACAACTCTTACATTAACTACAGATTCTGTATTTGATTTAACCCAAGAAGATAATATCCTCTATAAGTTCAATAGCATCAATGGTGGTGTCATTGTTCCTCGTGGTACTTCTATTGTTGGTCTTGACTTAAGAAAAACCAAACTTAGACCAAAATACGTACCAAACCCAACAGATACTAACTTATCTGGAACGGCTTTATTCAGGGTAACTGGTACTTGTTACTTCTGGCAGTTCTCTATCTTTGACGGTGATCAGAGTGGAACTGTTTATACTGACAGTCAAGACTTCTCCTCTGCAAATACTGCCACACCTACATTCTCTCACCACAAACTTACTGTTTTTGAATACGCTGATGGTGTAACCATTCCAACTGGTTACACTATTTCTGACCTATCAATGTATTATAGTAAGCTCTCTAATGCTTACAACACTGAGACTGGTAGAAACATTGACCAGAAGTGGCCAGCAGACCCACTTGGTTTTGCTGCCAAGCGTCCAGAATTTGAGATTGTTGGTGCGTTTGCTGATGATCCTGTCAATATCTCCAGCGTCATTTCTGGTGATGGATCTACACCAAGCAGTGTCATCACAGTTACAACTAGCACCGACCATAAACTGACATCTGGAACACCCATCAAGATTAAAGGTGTCAGTGTAGAAGATTATAATATCGCTACTACGGTTCAGAACGTTACTGATGCTAGAACATTTACGTTCTTGCTCCCATTTGTTAGAAACAACCTGACTGCATCTCCTAGTGCTTCTGGTTCCACTGTCACCATCGAGACTGATACAGTCCAGGGTGCTTCTCCATACATTTTTAACATCTCTCTGCGTTCCGTCTTCGGCATGAACGGTATGCACGCTGATGGTAGTAAGGCAACTGGATTCCGCTCCATGGTTGTCGCTCAGTTCACTGCTGTAGGTCTTCAGAAGGACGATAGAGCGTTCGTTAAGTATAATGAGTCCTCTAGAGTTTACGAGGGTATTAGTGTATCTAAGGTGACTGGTGCCGCTCTCGCTAGTGGTTCTTCATCCACTGATGCCACTAAGGTCTATCACTTAGATAGTGAGGCACAGTACAGAATTGGATGGGAAAGTTCTCACATCAAGGCATCTAATGATTCCTTCCTTCAGGTTGTATCTGTCTTTGCTATTGGTTTTGCCTATCACTTTGATGGTAGAAATGGTGCTGACTTCAGTATCACAAACTCCAACTCAAACTTTGGACAAATCTCTCTGAATGGTGTTGGATTTAAGAAAGCAGCGTTTAACAAGGATAATAAGGGATACATTACATCTGTAATCACTCCTAAAGCAGTCACAACTAAAGAAGAGGATATTGACTGGGTAACTCTTGACGTAGGTCTGACAACTTCTGTTGGTATCTCCAGTCACCTGTATCTCTTCGGATACAATGACAAGAATATCAAACCTCCACACAAGATTCAAGGTTATCGTGTTGGTGCCAAACTGAACGAGAAACTGTCCTTTGTAGGTTCTGGAACTACCTACACTGCTGATGTTCTCATGGTTGATAACGAGATCAGCACCACCGGTATTACTTCTGCCCTTGGCGAGACCAGTTCTGTCAAAGAATATAAGGTAACGTTAGTAAACAACAGCACCTTCACTATTGGATCTCACAAACTCATCACTGGTGAGAAGATTGTCATCAATAGTGACACTGGAGATCTTCCAGAGAACATTGAAGCACATAAGGTTTATTTTGCTATCAAGGCAAGTGCAACCACCATTAAGGTTGCAGCATCTCTTACAAATGCCGAGAATGATGAGGCAATCACACTCTACGGTGGCACAAGTTTAAGAGTTCGTAGTAGAGTTTCTGAAAAGAATGCCGGTGAGATTGGTTCTCCAATTCAGTTTGATGCAGGTAATGGCAACTGGTTTATTAAATCTTCTGCTGACAATGCGATCTACAATGCCTTTAATACTCAAGGCACCGGAACTCTTGGAACTAGAACAACAACCAGTTTCATCAAGAGAAAAGAAGATTCTAGAAGTCTTGACGAGAAACTGTATAAGTTGAGAGTTGTTGTTCCTAAGGAACTCACAAATTGTAAGGAACCAGAAGAAGGATTTGTTCTCCAAGAATCCAGCACCACATCATTGAGATCTGATTCTGATTTCACTGCTACTGGCATCACAACTTCTGATCCAGACTTTAACAGAAATCCAAGGTTCATCAGCACCTGTTCTACTTCAGGTTCTACTGTAACTGTCATCTCTGAGATCCCACACAACATCAAAGTTGGTGAAAAGATTACAATTAAGAATGTTACCAGCACAGGTAACACTGCTGGAACAGAGAACAAAGGATACAACGGTGTCTTTACTGTCCTTTCTATTCCTAATGAAAAGACATTCACCCACTCCACAACTGACGTTGATAGCATTACCCACAATGGTGGAAGCTTCACTAACAATACCAGCACCAGAACGATTGCTCTACCTAGATTTGAGAGAACTGACTGGAAAGGTAACTTCTATATCTACAGAAACGAAGTCATCACACCATATGTTGAGAATGTAAGTGATGGTATCTACCATCTGTATGTTCTGAACGCTAATAATGCCATTCCTACAGAATATACCTCTCACTATTATAGTCAGAAGGTTGATGATCTCTATCCACAGCAGGATAAAGATAATGTAGATGACAATCCAGAGTCTGCACAGTCCTTCGCTATAAGATCACCAGTTGGTGATGTTACGACAAGTGATTTGAAGAAGAGTATTACTAGAGAAAGTATTGACAGTCTTCTTCCTACACTTGGTATTGGTCTTACCATCTCTGGTGTTACTACTTCCTTCGTAACAAATACAGTTGGTGTTGCCACACTCACATTCCATGAGAACCACAACTTCAACGGCATCGTAACTTTCAGTGCCATGACTGGTGGTTCTGGATACACTAATGGCACCTATCATAACGTCAAACTGTTCAACAACGGCACATCTACATGGGATGGTGCTACGGCAAGAGTTGTTGTTGCTGGTGGTAAAGTATCCAACGTTGATATTACCTCTGGTGGTTCTGGATACACAAACAACGAAGAGTTAGACTTTGATACTTCTAGAGTTGGTGGTGGAACTGGTGCTGGTGTTACTATTACTACCTCTGGAATCTCCACTGTTATTGGTAATACAATTCAACTGACTGGTATTGGCACTCACACCAGCGGACACTTCAGAATTACTGGTGTTCCTGCTAAGAACCAGGTTGCGATTGCTATCAGTAATTCTGACGCAAGACCAATTCAGGGTCAGTATCTTATCAATATCGCTCCTGAAATCACAGTTTCTACTGCTACCACAACAATCACATCTGGTATAACTACATTCACAACAACTGAACCACATGGTTTCGTAGTTGGTAACAGACTGACAATTAAGAACAGTAGTGATGCTAACCTTGGTCACTATGATGTAACTGGTGTCACCACAACTACAGTCACAGCAAATGTTGGTGTCGGTGTTACAATCCACGGACCTAAGTTCCTGCTGAAGCATGGACTTTCTGCTAATGATCTGACATCTGATAAGAATGGTGAAAACCTTGGTTCTAGAGGTCTGTCGTTCTTCGGTAATGAGACTGCTATTCTCCAGTCCAACATTAGTAATGAGACCACCATTCACGTCAAGACGACAAATGTTGGTGTTGCCACCGCTGCTAGATTTGAACTTGGTTCTTACTTCCAGGTTGACAATGAGATTATGCGAGTCACCAGCAATGTCTTAAGTGGCTCTGGTGGTAATGAAATGACTGTTATCCGTGGTGCCATGGGTACAGTTAAGGAGAATCATTCTGGTGGAGCACTCATCAAGAAAGTTGAACTCAAGGCGATTGAGTTCCACAGACCAACATATTTGAGAGCATCTGGTCATACATTTGAATACCTTGGTTATGGTCCAGGTAACTATTCTACCGCACTTCCTCAAGTTCAGGTCAGATCTCTGAACGAAGAAGAGGAGACTCTGGCACAAGCACAAGAGAAGAATTGTGGTATCGTTGTTTACACTGGTATGAACAACGATGGTGACTTCTACATCGGTAACAAGAAGATTAACTCTGCCACCGGTAAAGAGAAGACCTTTGATATTCCTATCCCAACTGTAACTGGTGAAGATACTAGCGTCAACAGTGTAGTCTTTGATGAAGTTATCGTCAAAGAGAGACTGATTGTTGAGGGTGGTAACTCTGGTACTGTTCTTTCTCAGTTTGATGGTCCTGTTACCTTCAACGGTGAGGCAAAGTTCAATGAAGATATTGATGTTGATGCTTCTGTTAAAGTTAGAGGTGTCTTCAACATCACTGACACTACACAGTCTACCAGTGTTGGAACTGGTGCTCTGACTGTAGATGGTGGTGTTGGAATTGACAAGAACCTCCATGTCGGCGGTAATGTCACTGCCACCAGTTTCTTTGGTGATGGTTCAAATCTGACAGGTATTGACCAAACATCACTTGTAGATGCTAACGGAACCACAAGAATCCAGGCAAACACCACTGGTGTTAATGTAACTGGAACAGTTGTAGCGACTGGTGCTACCTTCGGCAATATCCAAATCGCTGATACTACAGACAACACGATTGATACCACAACTGGTAATCTTACTCTTGACTCTGCTGGTGGCACATTAGTTGTCAATGATAATCTTGATGTTAATGGAACTGGTACTCACACATTTGCTGGTCCTATTTCCGTCACTGGTGCTGGTACATTCACAGGTGATCTTATCGCCTTCTCCTCTTCCGATCAAAGACTGAAGGATAATGTTGAACCTATTGAAGATGCTATCGCTAAGGTATTGAGTCTTAGTGGTAACACATTTGAATGGAATGATAAGTCCGATAAAGAAGGACTTGACATCGGTGTTATCGCTCAGGAAGTTGCAGGTCTTGATTTACCAGGTCTCTATACAACTAGAGAGGATGGATACATGGCAGTTCGTTATGAAAAACTTGTGCCTCTGCTCATTGAGGCAATCAAACAACTTAATGCGAAAGTTGATGAGCACCATAAATAACTAGAAAAGCATCCAGAGATGGCGAATTATAGAAAATCGTTTAATTTTCGTAATGGTGTTCAAGTTGATGATGATAACTTAGTTGTAAACGCTAATGGCTTGGTTGGTATTGGCACGACCGTTCCAACCGAGTCTTTGGATGTTAGAGGAACAGCAAGAGTTGTTGGTCTTGTCACTGCTTCTAGTGGCATCATCAAGAACTTAGAAGTAACGGGTGTTACTACAATTACTTCTGGTTCTGTAGGAAATCTGAACGTAAATGCGGCAGGTATCGCCACTGCTGTATCTGGTGTTGTTACTTATTATGGTGATGGTTCTAAACTATCAAACATTCCAACATCACAGTGGACAGATATTGATGTTGGTCTAGGATTTACAAGTATCTACAACAAAGGATATGTTGGTATATCTACCAACGATCCAAGAATGAACCTTCAGGTTGGTGGTAATCCGTTACTTTCCGGCACACTTCCTGGTGGTGTTGGCATCAGTTCTCTGGGTCATATTAAAGCAACTGGTGTTGTCACTGCTACCCAGTTTGTCGGAGATAAATTTACCGGTGCTGTTACAGGAAACATAAACTCTACAGGTGTTTCTACATTCACTGACCTCAAAGTTGGTAGCAACATCACCGCAACTCTTGGTGTCATTACGGCAACAACATTTGTTGGTAATGTAACTGGAACTGTAACTGGTGATGTTGTTGGTATTGCCACAACTGCCAGAGGTTTAATCGGTTCTCCTAACATCACAGTTGGAACCATTACTGCTACAGAAATTACAGCAAGTTCTATAAACCTCCCAACTGCTGGTATTGTAACTGCGAAGACTGAATTAAATGTCGGCACAGGTGGCACAGTATTCACTGTATTAGATACAAATAAGTCAGCATTTGGTTCTGCAAGTCCTGATGCTAACTTGGAAATCAGAACAGCATCTGGTATTTCTTCCGTACATATTAGAAATACTGGAAGCACGTCTTTACTTACACTTGGCCGCGGCGCACCAACAACGACCACATCAGGTGCTCTTCGCTTTGGTGGAGACAGTGCATTAAGTTACAGTGACAGCAGATCATTAGATCTTGTCAATCATGATTTAGGAAACCTGAACTACATTCTGCATGGTGGCAGTGGAACAGGTATCAACACTGGTGGTTTCCACTGGTTCAAGGGCACAAGTCCTTTGATGTCCTTATCTTACACTGGTAATCTGGGTCTGGGTGTCACAGCACCTACTCAAAGGTTAAGTGTATCTGGTGTATCAACTTTCTCTGGTAACACTTTTATTACTGGAGATTTGAGTATAACTGGTGCAGTTACACTCACTGGTGCCTTAACGGCAGGTAGTTTTAAGGGTGATATACTCGCACCCAATGGATCTAACACCGTATTTGATAATGGTAGTGGTGATGGTTCTAATGGTAGATCTTTTGTTAACACTCATGTAACTACGGGGGTCTCTACATTTTTCAACATAAAGCAAACTAATAACGCTTCTGCTGTTTTCTCATCTACTGATGATCAAGGTGTAGACAGAACTGATAGTAATGCCTTGAGGTTTGCTATCAACCCACCAACACATAGTCAGGGTGGTTCCGCAAGGGTTGTTGTTACTCAAAAAGGATGTATTGGTTCGGGTACAACTAATCCAACATGTGCTCTTGACTTGGGTTCTGCAACCGCTAATGATGATGGTGAATCATATTCCTCTGATAGGTTTATGATTCTTCCAAAGGTCACCACTACCAATAGAGGTAACTTAAATAACTTGACTGCTGGTGCTGTAATCTACAACACCACACTCAATAAAATACAGGTCTATACAGGATCTGGATGGGAAACCGTAACTTCTAGCTAATATGGCATTACCTGCTTCAGGGCAACAAATATCCGCTGATCAAATCTCTGACGAGTTTGGTAGGAACGCTACCGGTAACTCAATGTCATTGGGTGGCTATAGACTGACACAATCTGTTGGTTCATTATCATTCAACGGTATTGATAGTGGTGTTCCATCATCAGGCGAAATTAAATTCAGTGACTTCCACGGCAAGAGATTGAATGTTGTTGTTGACTTTCATACCGGTGGAACAGTAAGCAGGGTTAATGCTAAGAATAGATATAACGGAAATAATATAACGGTTATTGGTGGTTTTAGAGGTAAGAAAGAAGCAGGTTCAAAGATTCTTATTCATGTAAACAAAACTATTGGTTCCGCCAAAGGTAGTCAGAACAATGTTGCTTTAAGAACAGGGCAATGGGATTCTGATGTTGTTTTGAGTGTTGATGTTGGTAGCAGTGGAAGATTATATGGTGCTGGTGGAGATGGTGGAGAAGGTTCAAACAGTTTTTCTGATGCTGGTAGTCAAAATGCAGGTAGTGGAGGAAATGGAACCTCTGCGTTAGGTATTGAACATGAAGAAACTGCTGTAAATATCCAGAGTGGTGGAAGAATAAGGTGTGGATTTGGTGGCGGTGGCGGTGGATCAGGTGCTCGTCAGGTTGACAGCGGTGCTGATAGAAGTGCCTGTGGTGGAGGCGGTGGCGGTGGTGCTGGTCTTCCTGCTGGCAATGCTGGTGATAAAGGAAATAGATTAAGTGGTAATGAAGATGAGGTTACAAGTGGTAATCCTGGTAGTGCAGGTCAACTAGAAGAAAATGGTGAAGGTGGATCAGGTGGTAATAATGCCGATGAAGCTTTTGGTGGATCTGGAGGACGTGGCGGCGACCCTGATGAAAGTCCTCAAGGTGGAAATAACGGCAGTCCCGGTGATGGTAGTTCTGCTGGCACAGCAGGTGCTAATGGTTCTGCTATTCGTAGGTCTAATGGTAATATCGTGGTTGATATTACAAATGCAGGAGATCTCACAGGAGATACGAGTTCCACAGGTGTAGCATAAATATCTAAAAATACTTTGTTATGTCTGATAATTTTGTTGTGCGCTATCGTGGTGCGTTTTCACGCAAAGAGTGTGCTGATTTAGTACAATATATTGACTATCTGGATAACAATAATTTATTGTTTTATGATAAAGAAAGACTTCATCAGGTTGACAATAAAACAATAAATGTAAACAATGGTTTTAATCTGGACGTAACTGCTGCGTCTAGAATATCACAGCAAATCTTACCCAACATGAAGATTTGCATTGATGAATATGTGAACATGTTCAGTCTATTACAGACAAGCGAGTTTGCTGTTTATGACTGTAAGTTAAAAAAGATTCCGCCCGGTGGTGGATTCCATTCTTGGCATTATGAGAATGGTTCATATATTTCAGCACCAAGATCTTTTGTCATTCAAGTATATCTTAATGACGAATTTGATGGTGGAGAAACAGAATTTTTGTATCAAAACTTACGGGAAGAAGCAGTCACTGGAGATGTGATTATCTTTCCTGCTGGGTTTACACATACTCACAGAGGTAATCCACCTATTGGTGGAACAAAATACATTGCAACTACATGGGCAGTTGTTCAAGATAATGGAGGACAAGAATGAAAGAAACTTTGAAGTTGGTTCAATACCCAGACCCTTTCCCACATATTATAGTCAAGAATTTCTACAATCCAGATGAACTAGATTTAATCTGGGAAGAACTAGATTTTTATACGAAACCTGGCAAGTTAATGAAAGCGGAGGATTTCGGTGGCATTGTTGGATATACAAATTCTAGTGCAATTATTCTAGATCAACTGTATAGAAATTATTCCACAGGTAAACATTATGGGATCAATGGTAATCCAAACTTTAGACCGATGTCTAACATCTTGACAGTGAATAGAAAGATATTCACATCTGGTGTACTAGATGCTTTTGCTGATATTCATGGATGTTGTTCTATTGCTCCGAAAGCAAACTTTGATGCTACTAAGGTTAGATACTACCACGATAAGGAATACTACCGCCCACATACCGACAAGTCAACACAATACCTAGCATTTACATTTTTCCATAAGGAACCTAAAAAGTATGAGGGTGGAGACTTGTTCTTCCCTGAGTATGATTATGAGTATGGATGTGACAATAACTCATTGATTGTGTTTCCTGGGTGGGTAAGGCATGGTGTTAATAAAGTGTCAATAAAGGATTCGGATTACTATGAGGGGTACGGAAGATATTCTATCACAACTTTCTTCAGTAATGTGTCTGAACAGGACAAAGCTTGACAAAAGTCTCAAAAGACCTTAGACTCTGCCTTGTCGCGGTTGATGGGAACATCATGAGCTCAAAACACAATAGAGTTCATCGGTAGAGGCGTGCTATAATATCTGCAAGACACCAAACCCAATGACTATCACCCTTCGTCCCCATCAGCGTCAAGCATGTGATGCGATGTTGAAGCACACCAAAGGTCAAGTTATCATCCCTACAGGTGGTGGTAAGACCATGTGTATGATTCAGGATGCACTGGATCACTTTGCTATTCATGACGCTGGCATCATTGTTGTAGTTGCTCCTCGTATCCTGTTGGCACAGCAGTTGTGTTCTGAGTTCTTGGAGCATATTGAAGATGCTGCTGTTCTCCACGTTCACAGTGGTGAGACGGAGCACTTTAGCAGCACCAAGTCTTCTTATATCAAACGGTGGAGCGATCAGGCATATCGTAAGCAACTGATCTTTACCACTTATCATTCCCTTCACAGGGTTCAAGAGTCTGGTATCAACGCTCACACTATCTACTTTGATGAGGCACACAACTCTGTAAAGCGCAACTTCTTTCCTGCTACAGAACATTTCAGTAATGATGCTGAGCGTTGCTATTTCTTTACGGCAACACCTAAGCACTCTGTCAGCATCTTCAAACCTGGGATGAATGACGGTGAAGTCTACGGTCAGGTAATTTGTAATGTGCCTGCACCTAAACTGGTTGAGGAGGGTTACATTCTCCCACCTAAGGTCTCCATCACGGAACTGCCTCAGGGTGACTTCAAACAGTCTGACTGTCAGAACCTACTGGATACGATTGATGGCAACTCTTTGAATAAAATTCTGATTGCTGCTAGGTCAACACGTCAGATTGTCAAACTGCTGGCAGAGTCAGACTTCTACCATCAACTGCGTGAGCGTGGATACTCTTGTCTCTACATCACGTCAAAAACTGGTGCCTTTATTGATGGTGTCAAGGTTGATCGCGATGAGTTCTTCAAGACACTCAATGCCTGGGGCAAGGATCCTGAGAAGCGTTTTGTGGTAATCCACCATTCTATCCTGTCTGAAGGTATCAATGTCAATGGTCTGGAAGCAGTGCTCTTCATGCGTAACATGGACTGCATCGGTATCTCACAGTCTATTGGTCGTGTGATCCGCCTAGGAGACCGTCACAAGACCTTTGGCTTGGTTTGTGTGCCTGTCTATGATAAAGTGGGTGTAGGCACCGCCAGGTCCGTCCAGGCGGTCGTAGACACTGTATTCGAGCAGGGTCAACCCGCCATCTCTACTATCCGTCGCTAATCATGAAAGTCAAAGTTCAACTCTTCAAAGCAGGCAAAGTCTTTGATGAAATTGTCATCGCAACTGACTATGAAGATGCCAGGCAAGTAGCACTGGCACGGAACCCTGGTGCCTCTGTTATCAGTGTGACCGCAGTATTTTGAGTAAGTTTCTTAAACCCTTTATCCCACATCCATCAGTTCTTGATCCCAAACCCAAGAATCCATTGGGTTATGTTACAAATGATGGTATGTGGGCGGCAGTTCCACTTGGCAATACCAAAAAGTATGTTATCATACATCAAGGAAGTCAAGTCACAACTCTTAATACATACAAACAAGCAGTTGACTTCATCAACAATCAACTCAAAACCCAGAAACGTAAATCCAGGAGTTCTAATGTCCGAAAAAAGCGAAAAACGTCGTGATGCTCTTGGTCTGTTCTACGAAAGTGTACTGAAACCAGACCATCAACTGCGCCAATGCGCTCATAATCAGGAATGTTATCATGAGTTGATGGAGTGGCGTTCTGAAATTATTGAATACCTTGATGGTAGAAGAAATCAAGAGTTCGGATAAATATCTACAGATTGTGTCAAATTTATGTTATCTACGCAATACCGACTTCGGTTGGAGTTCATTTGCAAATGTATTGCTAACGGGGAAGAGGTAAAACTTGACGACATGATCTGGGCGGAGAAGTTGTCTAAAGCAAACACTTCTGCCCGTGAGATGTTAAAGAAAGCACGTCGCGCTGCTGCTAATCCTGACATTCAGGAAGGTAGTATGGACGATTTTATGAATAGGATGGGATTAGGAGACCCCGACCCATCCAATCATAAAACGGGGTTTGATGGTGCTGATGAAATTGTTGATTGGTTTCAACGTGATAAACCTGATGATTGGAGGCAACGTGACTAAGTTTTTGATGTTTACAAAAGAATCTTGTGGACCCTGTGGTCTGGTCAAGAAATATATCACTGCTCTTCAAGATACACGCGACAGTGTTATTGAGGAGATTTATCTTGATGACTTCAGTAATCAACCCATTCCTGAGGAAAATCTTGCACTCGCTAAAAAGTATGGTGTAACTGCCACTCCTGTTCTTGTTATTGCTGATGCTGATGGAGAACTTTTAGAGACTTATGTTGGTGGTATGCCTATCACCCAAAACATTCGTAAGTTGTGGACCAAGTACGATGTTTGAAAAAATCACACCTGAAACTTATGAAAAAATGAATGAGGAGTTTGAGGAGGAAGGTCTTGCTTTCCGAATCATTGTTCCTACTCAAGATCAAATAGATAAGTGGATAGAGGAGAGCAATGACTGAAAAGCAAATTCCTTGGAGCAAGTTACATGAAATAGCAGACGCATTAGGTGGTAAATTAGTTCATATCACCTGTGTAGATCATACTGGTAGAGACTACAAAAGAATCGTTATCGAATACGAGGAGAAAAAGTAATGGATGCAGTAATCTATTCTAACGGCAACCAAGAGTGTGAACGTGCCAAAATACTCTTGGAAAAACTCAACTTCCAGATTCATGTATATAAATTAAATCAACACTTCTCTCAGAGAGGTTTTGTTGAGGAGTTTGGTGAAGAGGCAGAATACCCACAAGTCAATGTTGGTTTCAGACATATTGGTGGGTTAAAGGAAACACTTCAATACATGAACGACAAGGGAATGTTCCTATGAAACCCGTTATCCTAATTGCTTGTTTCACACCATTAGCGGCGATTTGGATTGTAATGAAGGTAGCAGTTTGGTTTTCCGCAGTAAACGACGAGCGAAACTATGTCAGAGCAGAATCCAAAAAACCACACGGACCTTATGTGGCAGACGCATATGCAGACGTTGATGAGGAGGAAGAAGAATATGGAAGTCGCACAGACTATAGATGACGCACTCTATCAGTATTACACTGTAGAGAACAACCTACCAGTGCCAAACTGGAGACAAATCAAAGACCCAGATTGGTGGATACAATATCTTAAGGACATGGGACTTGACCCACGGAATAGATAGTGCTATACTACCTTCATAATAAACTTGCATCATGGACTACAAACCCTACTCGCCAGAGTGGCATCGTAAAAGATACCTGAAAGAGGCGTTGGATAAGTATTTTGATGACTATGTTGAAAATGAAGTCATTCACGGCGACCTGATGGATATTCTTTCCGTGAGGATGTCTGCTGCTGTGGATGAGGTAAACAAGGTAATGGATCTCCGAGACAAACTCAAAGATGCTTGATGATAAAAAACCTTGGGGAGGTGTAGTATCTTTTGTGTTCGTTATACTTGCCACAATAGGGTTTATTGTGCTAGGATACTTCAAAGGTAACATGCACTTGCTTACCACACTTAAAAACGCTAGGGAGTTTTATTCATGACTACTAGACAGCATACTACTAAAAGTGGAGATACTTTTGAGTGGGAAGAAACTCCAGAAGTTCTTGCAGCACTTGAAAAACTTAATAGACCTAAGTTTGCAGGAAATTACGAGGGTCCACTGTATGCTCCACATCCGGAGTTGAAGCGACCAAACCAAAGACCTACAACTGATTCTACAGAAGAATGAAACTACTTACACTTGAAGATTATCAAAAAGCAGGTGAAACTTTCTGGCCTAAGTATTGGTACATCGCTAAAGAACTTGGTGAAGATGCCAAGGCAGAAGATATTCTGCGAGTGATGGAAGCAGTTGGCGGTGTTGCACTTAAACTTGCTTTAGAAGACAAAGAAGGACCATTTGGTTTCAACAAACAAAAGGAGAATGATGACTGAACAACAAAAACACCTTGAAAATCTTCTCAAGCAAAGAGAAGAACTTGCTCTCTCTTTGGAACGCACTAGAGAAACACTTTACAAAGTAACTGGTGCTATTGAATATCTGACACAAACTGGTGTCACACTTCCAGAACCTGAGGTAACTGATGATTCAGACGGCGACGAATAAACCTAAACTTTCCACTTCTCTTGGTGGCACGATAGAAAAAGACATCCCTGAAGATGTTGTTTGGATTGATGATGCTTTTTATATTAAAAAGACAAGATTCGGTCTTCATACTTCTATCTTGAAAGAACCTTATGGTGCTCACTTTATCACTGGGATGCACTATGAAGATGTTCTTAAAATGACTAGGTGGCATCTAATGTGTCTTCAAGATGGTTCCCTTGAAGAATACACCAGAGTAGTAAATAGTGGTGTTGTCGGTGGCAAACTCTGATGTATGAAGAACTTAATTGTTTTGAAGAAGCACTGAAACATTTCGGCACTCGTGTTGAAGTTATCTGCGCCATGGAATTGTCTCAACGTATCTCTGCTGAGGATGCTTATCAGATGATTAAAGATGAGATGAAAGAAGTGAAAAAATGTCGTAAACAATTCAATAAAGATGGATGCTGATAGTCTAAAAGTCAATCAAAATGAAGATGGTACATTCACCCTTGAATGGGACAAAGAAGATCCTACATGGAGTTTCTTGAATGGGATGACATCTAAGGAGATTCAGACTTTTGTTGAGGCAGCAGTAAAGGAGGGACTAAATGCAGAAGAACATTGAAGATGTTACAAACTCACCGAGAGATTGGGAAGACTTCTGGTACAGTCCAGAAGCTTATGGGACATGGGATTCATCTGAATTTGAACGTATTTGGAATGAAATGGATTCTATTGAACCATTAAGTCCTGTAAACCAATCCCAAAGAAAAGATTAAGTATCTAATTAGTTTTATGCGGAAACGCTAAAATACATCAGTACAGGCAGAAACCCTATGACACTTCCATCAAACGGTAGAAAACTTGACCAAAACGAGGTTGATAGTATTGAAAATGCTGTAAAAGAGGCAGGAATCCAGCAAATTCACCCCGATAAGATGGAAGCGTTCGCGGATGAGTTGGTTTCAAGACTTAAGGGTGCTGGTAAACATTGGCGCACTTGCAATCCTATGGATGACTGATTACAATAAATAGGTACATCACATTACAAAAATGCTAATGGATAGCATAGAACAACATATCGCGAAGGATAAAGAGATCCTTCACGATCCTACAGTATCCCCTCAAATGCGTCGTCATATTGAAGGTGAGTTGCATGATTTAGAGGAATATGCTGAAAATCATAAGAAGGAAATAGAAGCAGGAGATCATCACGATCCATCGTATCTTGAACTGTTCTGTGATCAAAATCCTTCCGAACCTGAGTGTCTAATTTACGATGATTGATGCTATATAAATTGCCTTCAGGTAATTTATGAGTCCATCCAAATACGATCACATCTTAATCCATCGCAATCCTAACAGACAATACTGTAAACCAAAACAAACCGAATACAAAGATCCAAAGTTTATCCAATTAAGAATCTACTACAAGTGTGAGAGCACTTACTACCGAAACAGGGACAGTTGAATAACTGTCACAGCACCCTTGACGGGGTGCTTTTTTTATGCGATATTAAAAGAGTCAAGGGGAGACCCGAGACAACACACTGAGAGGCAAACAGTAAGAGGGAGCGACAAACTGCTCTCCGCCTCTCTCACATAAACTGGGCACGTTAGCTTGCATCGGTAAGTCCCAGTATTTTTTTTTCTTTCTTCATCATGGCAACTCGCTCTCGCATCGGCATCCAACTCAAAGACAACAGCATCCTGTCAGTCTACTGCCACTACGATGGTTATCCTGCCTTCAATGGTCGCGTGCTGCGCGATCACTACAACACCGCCGAAAAGGTTGCTGACCTGATTGATGGTGGTAACATCTCCGCTCTCCACACTAACTGTGGTTGGAAGAATGAAACTCTGCCCGAAGTTGGTCCTTTGTACTACACTTCCCGTGGAGAATCCCTTGAGCGGAATAAACCGCGTGTTGATGATAGTTTCATTGATTTTCTGGATGACTGTGAGGAGTTTGCTTACATCTTCACAGATGCTGGATGGAAGTGCTACAACACTCGCATGATGGATGACGAAGTGTATGGTGAGGAAATTCCTAAGGGTTCTGTAACTGATGACATCTTCATGGACTGACATGAAAAAACTCAATCGTCAAATTGTTTTTGATCAAGTCCTAAATGTTCTCTCTATTTGGTGGGAACTTGGGTATAGAAACATGCCTCATGGATACAAAGATCTAATTCATCATTTGTTCCCTAATCATACTTTTGGGCAGGCACATGCTAGTTTCATTAGGAGTGCATGTACTGCATGGGAAGAGAAGTATGGAACTGAGATTGGGTATCTGATGCCTAATCTTGAACCCAATGCTTCCAAATGGTCAAGCACTGTTAGGACAGTTGCATAACTGGCACACAGACCCTCTGAGAGGCACCTGTGTGCCTCTACAATAAGTTCATTCACAGGTTGACACCATGACTACCGAGTTCGCTGATTTCGTCGCCCAGCAGGATGCACGGAACACCATTGAACTGAACATCACCAAGTATTGCTGGGAACTCTGCGATCACTTGCTAGAGGACTTTCAGCGTCGTCACCCTAACAGCTCCAGCAACATGGAGTTTGAAGTGGATTCTTCCGGTCGGAAGTACCACAAGATCTGGGAAGTGTATGGCGACAACGGTTCACGATCCTGCCATGCCTTCATCAACAAGAAGACTGGTGAAGTCTTCAAACCCGCATCTTACAAGGCACCTGCCAAGATTGCACGGTATAATCTGAACATCATCTCCAGTCGCGAGGAGTGCTTCTCCCGTGCTGACTGGGCAGGTGGTTATCTCTATCTTCGCTGATTATGACTTTCACAAAACGACAACTTCTGAAAGCGGCAAAGTATTCTCTTGCCGTAGGACTTGTAGTTCCATTCTTTGCAGGAGTTATTTACATGGTGTCAATGGCACCAGCACCGATTGCTTTTGGTGCTCTACTTGGATTGATGACTTTCCCTGGGTTTGTTTACTATTTCCGATGACAATTCCTGATCTTCAAATGCTGGTATTACTTTTGATGCCAGCAATGTTGATGTCTGTTCTTATTCTTTGGACTTTTGCTGCTGGAGGTTGATGACACCTAAGGAAAAACTCATCTTTGTTGGTTCATTCGTCTGGTTAATGCACTGGGGCACATGTCTTTCATCACTCATTCTGGATACGGTTATTCTCAAGAACTCTGTGAGGATGTTACCTCCTGGTTTCTGAATAACTTCTTTCCACGTCACAAAATTGAAGTGCAAATTGAGCACCGTGATTTGAAAGAAGAACTTGTTCGTGGATATTGTGATGTTGCATCATGGGCAGATCCTTATCGCCCCCGTGACTTTTTGATTGAACTTGACACCTACATGACAAAGGAGTTGTATATTCAGACTCTTTTGCATGAACTGACGCACATGGCGCAGTGGATCCGTGGTTCTCTGCGCCATCGTTATGGAAAATTGTGTTATTGTAAAACACCAGTAGAAAATTGGGACTATTGGTATCAACCACATGAGGTTGAGGCACGGGAAGAAGAAGAGAGACTATACAACTGGTGGTTGACTGACACATTTGGTGTGCCAGTTGAAGAACCGTCCACTGGGTTCCCGAATCGTCTCTGCGGTTCCCTATAATTACAGAGTAATCAAGAGGTTTCCAATGAGGGGCATCGCCATCGAACTGATGGAGAGTTACCAAGAACAGGCATCATACTGGTCTGGTTCTTTGTTTGAGAAGGTAACAAACTTCTCTACTGATTACAAGGGTAAGTATGGTGAAGAACTTCTCTACAAGTTCGTCAAGGATTACACTGATATTCCAGTTCAATGGGATGAAGATTCTAACACCTCTAATGATGATGGTGTCTATGATCTGTTCTGGTATCTCCACAACGGTAAGAAAGTTCGCGTTGAAGTAAAGACCTCTGGGCGCACGGTTTCTAACGGCAGACCGATTGGATGGCAGCATGAAAATGTATATTTCTCAGACAACAAGTGGGATAAGTTGGTCTTCCTTGATTATGATCGCAATGATGTGATGTTTATCACCGTTGTCGATTATGACATGGTGGTGAAGGACAATACCATGGACCTTTCTATTTTCGGTAAGAAGGCACACCAGCGCAAGAATGAAGAGGGGAAGGCAAAGGTGGATTTTAGCATGAAGTCTATCCGCAAGGGTATTGACGCAGGAGTCACTTTCGAGTATGATTTTAATTCTACCCATCCAGAAGAACTGGCACTCTTCCTCCTGAAAAAACTGTCATGAATAACATCTACGACTTCTTTTATCCAATCTATCAGAAGTATGGTATGAAAACTATTTGTGATGGATTGTATCTGCACCGAGGCACAGTGAAACGGTGGTTGGAAAAGAAAGAGGTTCCGCATCAGTATTACTTTGATCTTTGCCGTATTGCAGAGATTGAAGTTGATTATAGTAAGTATAGTGATAAAGAGAAAGATCAGTTCTTCACTAACAAGAAGACTGCTGAGTATTGTTATCAGAAAGCATTGGAAGTAATCTCACAGTATGAGAGTCTGGATGGATATACTTTCATTGAACCATCAGCAGGTGACGGTAGTTTCTATCACCTGATGCCTGAAGGTTCTATCGGTGTTGATATTGAACCACAATGCGAAGGTGTCACACAGGCAGACTTTTTGCAGTGGCAACCTGATGTTGAGAAGAGCATCATTGTGGGTAATCCACCGTTTGGATTGCGAGGACATCTTGCACTTAAGTTTATCAATCATGCAGCAGAGTTTTCTGACTTTGTATGCTTTGTGCTGCCACAGTTGTTTGATAGTAATGGCAAAGGTAGTTGTAAAGGACGTGTGAAGGGCATGAATCTCATTCATAGTGAGGTTGTTGACTCTGCATTTTACTACCCAGGTGGCAAAGATGTTGAAGTTAATTGTGTCTTTCAAGTGTGGTCTAAGAATCACAAAGTAGAGGAAGATGCCATTGATCTGTCTAAGATCATCAAAATCTATAGTCTGAGCGACGGAGGCACACCAGGCAGCACACGCAACAAGAAACACCTAAATTCGTGTGATTATTATCTTCCGTCCACATGTTTCAGTGAGATGGAAGTCAAGTATGACTTTGAGGAACTTCCACATCGCCGTGGATATGGAATCGTCTCACTGATTGACAAGAAAGTCATGGATTCTGTGATGAAGAGTATTGATTGGGAGGAATCTTCATTCAAGTCTACCAATGGAGCACTCAATCTTCGCTTTGATCTTATAGAAAAGATTATTTGGGAAAATTTGCCTGTGACAGTCAAAGAACTGGCACACAACCCATTGGAGGTTGCCCTGGAGACTGTATGATTACAGAGTAATCAAGGGAACCAACCCCCATGCTTAAAGCAAACGTTCTCAAAATCATCGGTTCTTGCGAAGCCGCCCAAGAATACGAACTCACCCGCACCGAAAAGTTTGCAGTCTTCTGCGAAGTCTGTGATAACCTATTGAAGGAAGGACGCATCAGCGCCATCCAACACGAACGCTGGACCAACATCTTCTGATGAACACCACCACCGCCGAGTATCTGGTATCTGTGAGGACTGACGAGGGAACCCTGTCAGTCTTCCGGACCATGCCTACCAGACCCAAAACCCAGAAGGGCATCAAATCCCACAACACCAAATTGGAGAAGTGGGCGATGGAAAAGTATCCTAACTGGATTGAGATCAACGTCATTCCCACATTTGAGGTTTCCAAATGAACTACACACTCAAAGAACTTCAGCAACGTGTCAATCGTTTGATTGAAGAACAGGGTGAAGATGCACACTGTGGTGCATGGATTTACACCAAGCACGATTGTCATTTGAAGGATGAAGATGGTGAGATTGATTATGAAAACAATGTTGAAGACCCTGAAGTCATTGAACGCATCTTTGATGAGGTTGGTAACATTGACTACATCTACACTCTGATTCAAGAGTGTGTGGATGAAGTCACGGAAGAACAACTTATGCAACAACAGCAGGAGCTAGTCTGATGAATGATTCTCTGACCTTTGAAGAACTGGTGGAAGGCATGTGCGAAGATCCCATGTTTATCCAGCAGTGTGAAGCGAACAATCGTAGGTGGGATGAAGAAGCATCCCAGGAGCTGGGTGTGACAGTTGAAGAACTGCACCGTATGCTCCACATCGGTCATGCCTGACCCTTATACTAAGTTCAGTTCAATCAAACCAATGAACCACGAAGACCTGATCCTCCGCGACCTCATGGAGACCTCTGATGAAATCTATGACATTCCGGAGATGCAAGACGAAAAGTTTGATGTAGAAGAATACATCAACTCCGACTACGATTTCTGATTGCTTCGCAGAACACCCTATTTTCCAGAATCATGAACCGCGATCAACTTCAAAACGACTACATCGAAAGCATCATCGATGGTATGGATCACAAGAGCATGTATCAGTTTGTTTATGATACGATGGAGCAGAATCTTGAAACATACAGTGACGAAGAGTTGGTGACAGAAGTAAAAGACTACTACCCTGAACTTTTGGAACCTACTATCAGCGAACTGGAAGCAACTGCTGATGATTATGGAGTCGGCAAGTGAAGTATCGTATCACTGAGATCGACCTGGATTTTGATGACAGCATCGGTGAACTTCCGGATATGGAGAAGCAGGATGTGATTGATGAAGTCCTGGCAACAACCTGGGAGGCAGATGATGCTGATGACCTTGTAGAGGAGATTACTTCTATTACAGGTTGGTGTATCAAAACGATTGATTATTGCTACGTTCTTTCATGATATAATTACTCATGTAGTTTGCTGGAAAGATTATGACAACGACCCATGAAAAAAGTGTTTCACTTAACGTTCATGAATTAGGAGTCATTCTATCTGCCCTACAGAGTTTAGATCATGGAGATGAGAATCAAATTGCCAGAGAGTTCGGAAGTTCAAGAGCATTGCACGACCGACTCAAGGTATTTTATGATAACATGGATAAATCGACCGTTTGTTTAAGTTATGACTGTGAACCCTCTTTTTGACATTATCATGAACGAACAAGACATTGAAATGTTTATGAAAGCATTTGACGATTTTATGCAGCAGTCTGAAACTGCGATTGAAGAGCACAAGCATCGTGAAGAGGCAAGGTTGTTTTACGAACGTAAGGCAGCAGAGCATGAAGTGACCGTTGATTATTACATGCAGGAGTTTGTGTGACAGAGATTGAAAAACTACTCATTGCCCGGATACAGGTAGATAATCTACAAGAACTGTTGAAGGGTAATGAGTATTTCCCATATATGAATTTGAGTCTTACTAAAGTTTACTACGAATTGGAGCGTCAAATTAACAATCATGGAAAAAGAAATCAAGTATCAAGTGTGTGAGTTCGGCACGAATGGTTGGGCACCAGTAACAGAAAAGGATGTGAATCTGAGTCGTGCTGATGCAGCACAACGCATGGAAGATTACCTGGGTGAAGGATACAACCCCAATCGTCTGAAGGCATTTCCTATGGGTAAGGAGTTGAATGTCTGAATATACACCCGTCGTTGATGATTATGTCAAGTGGAAGAATGTTGAAGGATGGGTGTATTACAAAGGGAATGAATATATCACGATTGAGGTTGGCGTCAAGGATAAACCAAAGTGTGAGTACACAAAGAATGAAAAGCACAAAAAGATTCATTGTCTGGTAGTATGTCAGACATGGTTCTGGGATGAATTAGAGTATGTGAAAAACCGTAGAGAAGATCACTTCTCAGAGTATAAGTCACAGACTGGTAGATACCTTGATGTTCAATAAATACTGATACATTCTCAAGGGACAATGAAAACATACAAAGAGTTTGTCACTGAAGTGTATGGTGCAAGGTATATTGTCCCATTTGTAAAGAAGGCAGCACAGAATAAAAAGGTCGCAGCATTTGTCAGGGGACTGTTCAGTCGGACGCCTAATGCTCCACAGAGGATACAGCGCACCAGACTGTATCATGGCACTAATGCAAAAGCAAGCAAAGCGATTGATAAGGATGGGTATAATACGGTTGCGACATTTACAACACCTGATAGAAGTGGTGCAAGGTTTTATGCCAATCGTAGAGCACAAAGAAATGCAGATCTCCCAGTCGTCAGACAATTAGAAGTACCGACACCAACATACAATACAAAGTATGATGGAAAGAACTTGATGCAAACAACTGTTGGTAAAAACACCAGACTGAGAGTAAGAGCAATACCAGATCATGAAGCGACTAAGTATGATGTAACCAAACAAAATAGAGGAAAGATCAGACCTACGAAGGATGACTTAAAGTTTAGATTCTAAATAGTTCCGAGGTTTTTCCGAGACGAGTCGCGCCGTGAAAGAGCATAATATAAACGAAGGGTACACAAAGGCCATGATGGTATTCATCAACATGGCGAAGAGATACGGTGCGAAGTTAGTAACAAGCAAGGGAAAGCATCTGAAGTTCAGAGATAGTCTGGGACATCAGATCAGCGCCCCTAAAACTTCATCAGACTTCCGTGCTATTCGTAACTTTCAGAGTGAATTAAGGAATAAAGGATTTGTAGACTCACAGGCAAAAAGAGTAGCAACTCCTAAACCTACCGTACAACCTAAAGCATCTGCTACGCAACCCGCTCCAACTGCAAAGCAAAGGTATGAAGCAGGGGAAAAAGGTTTGAAGACTGGAACTCAAACAACGTTCAAAGACTTCATGCAAAAGGTTGATACTGCGCGAACAAAAGCACCTGCTAACGCAGGCACAGTAGCACCTAAACCAGCAGCGTCAGCACCTAGCACTGCACAAAGAATGGCGCAGGGATACGATCAAAACATTGCACCTATTATTAACAGAAGAGGAAGAGAGGTACTTAGTAGCATACAACGTCGGGAACGTTTAGTTAATAAGTTTGGGAAAGTAAATGAAGGTGCTGCCTCAATGGCAATCAAAGCAGGTAGTAACTTAGTGCCTAAGATTATGACAGGTATTGGTGCTGTTGGTACTATGCTTCAAGCATCAAAAGCAGATAAAGAAAGAAGAAGACAGTTGGCAAAAGATAATAACTTAGACATCACAAAACCAGGTGATCGTGCTAAGTTAGGAAGACTGTTGAAGAAGGATACAGAAGCAAAGAAAAGAGCAGAGAAAGGTGATACAAGATCACAAGAACAGTACAGACAGGAGAAGGCAGAGAATAGAAAAACTATTGATGCTACCAGACAACAGATGGGACAGAGTAAAGCAAAACCAGGAACAAAGAAGAGAGCAGAGATTGATAAGAACTTGAAAGACTTTAGAGATGAACTGAGAGACGTAACATCTGATCCTATTGTTCCTTCAAGAGCAAAGGTAAGAGTAAAGGTAGGACAGGAAGTACCTAAACCAACTGATACTCTACCAAAGAGAACAGGAGCATCACCACAGAGAGTAAGAGATAGAAGATCTTATGAAGCACAACAACGTAGGAATAGAAAGCAGGATATTCCAGAAGGAATGTTACCAGTACCAAGTGATAAGAGAAAGAGAATTATTAACCCTATGATAGCAGCAATACCACCAAAGACTGAGAAGGGTATCAATGATGCTATGAAGAAAGGATTAGATGATCTAAACACTAAGTATCAGAAATTATATGATAAGTTAAACTCAGTACCTAAGGATGGTAAAGCATAAGGAATAAATGAAAGAAATTTTATTAGTGTGGAAATACTCTCTGGGTAGTTTCAGTGATAGTAAAACAGAGAAATATGATAACTGGATTGCGTTAGTAAGGACAGTTATCTTTGTCTCTTATATGGTAACTAACTCCTTCATTGTTGCAGGGGTTATTAGGCATTGGGATGCTAACAGATGTGTATCCGTTGATACAGAAGTAATTAAAAAATAGCATTTTAATATGATAATAAATATAAAACTGTTTTTTTATTGCTAAGATACCTTGTAGTTACTCAGAGGATACTGGGGAGTTACTTAGCAGTTATTATGCTATGAAATGTGCTGTGGTCTTGTGGGTTTGGCGTGCAAGCACACAGCGCCTCGTTTGTCAACCCACAGGGCGGAGAAAATTCACAAACCCACACATAAAATCGCAAAGTCTTATACATATTCTTATGAGAATCTAGTCTAGCTCTGCGGACTAGATGTGCTATAATACACAAGCGTTCAGACATCTCGACGAGGATTATGTACGACGACTGGGATCTCGACTATACATACACACCTAACTATGAGTCTTATGATCTCGACGAGATCTATGAGTCTTACATTCAATCATTCTCACAGGATGATGAACTAGACTGTGATGACGAATACGAGCGTGACACACAGGATTATGATGCGCTTGCATATCGTCATTACGCATGATATAATAGGTACACCACGCACGCACCCGCCATGTCCGCACACACTATCACACAGAAGCGTCTTGTGACCGTGACGCTGGATATTATGTGTTACGATGACCTGCCACTAGAAGACCTGAACTGGACGGATCTCCTGGACTTACAGGGTGATGAATCTGTAGAGGTAAATGTCCGGGATTATGGCAACGATGTGCCAGTTTGGTAAGTGTCTATTGGGTATTGACCTGACCGGGTTTCTGCCTTATGTTTGACTCAGTTCAAACCCACACCGATGCAAACCATCAACCGCTACGTCATCCACGCCACCAGCGACGGCAAACCCCACACGGCAACCTGGGACTGCTACAGCAGGTTTGAAGCAGTGCAACTGTTCACTGCTGCATCCCTGTGGTCTGATACCGAGGTTCACACTGTGGACGAACTGGGACCAGTTCACGAACTGGACCAACGCCCATGGTTCTTCGGTTGATCTGCCCTATAGTAACTTCAGTTCAAACAAACCAATGACCGACACCACTTACCAAGGATGGGCAAACTACGAAACGTGGAATGTCTCCCTCTGGATCGGCAACGACGAAGGTCTCTACAATGAGGCGAAACGTCTTGCTAAGTTTGGCAAAATGTACCAGGATCTGGTAGAATTCCTCTATGCTTGCGGCAGCACTGAAACGCCTGATGGTGTAAAGTGGAATGATCCTGCAATCGACGCGGGTGAAGTCACAGAGATGATGGACGATCTCTGAACTGGCACAAGGGGGTTGACACAGCATCAACCCCATCCTATACTAAGAACAACAAGCGGGGGTGATGCATCCCGCTCAAAACACATCAACATTCAATCGCTTTTTTATCATGCAATTCGCTATCTCCAACTCCTCCGCCGTTGAGAACATCAGCATCGAGGATCAAACCGTGACCGTGACCTTCACTGGTGGTCGCTCCTATGACTACACCGTCAACGACGTGACTGCCTTCACCACTGCCCTGACTGCCGCCATGGCACCTGAGCAGTCTGTTGGTCGCTTTGTGAACAAGTCTATCAAGAACGAGACCCTTCAGAAAGTCTCTGCCTGATCTCGACTAGATTGTGCGCGGTCAACTAGATCGCGCATATTACAACTAGATACACACAACTAGACACACGCATTACTAGATGCTATAATAACTAGAGAGGAAAGGGTTCGCCTCTCACGAAACGTAAAGTCACCCGGCGAGTAACGAAACACATAATTCTAGCATATTGGTTGGGTTTTCTGGCGGTCCTGGTGGTGCGGGACCGCTTTTTTATGTGGCACACAGGGTGGCACTAACGTCTAGCTCCATCCTAACACACTGGGGGGAGATAATGGGGGCAGTAGTAGACAGTTTGGCAACTGGCACACGCCGAATCGTTGATATTATTTTGTGGCAGGATCAGTGTCGATGTATTGTCGTCAGCAGCGATACCCCTCGCCTCGTTTGATTTCCTATAAGATACCAGGGATCCGGATGCTATGGGGATTTGTTGTGCCAGTTTCTGAGGTGTCCACTCTGGCGGCACAGTGCCCGGATCTGGTGCATTATGGATTCAGTTCAAACCCACCGATCAATGCAACTCACCTCAAAAGACGGAAACATGGTCGTTGATTTCTATCCCGTGAAATTTGCTTCGGGTAAGATTCACAATCGACTCATGCTCAAAGTTGTAACTTTCCAAGGTAAAACACAATCCAAAAGTTACATCAACAAAAACGATTTTCAATATGAATTCGATTCTCGCACCCATGGTTATGGTTATCAAGTAACCGACGAATCTATGATCCCACAATTGTTCAATTCTGCCATGGTCTGCGCTTGCTGATTCTTTTAAGGATCCGGTGGATGACACCGCCGGATCCGTGCTATTATTTCTGTAGTTTCAACCCGGCACCATGACCACCACTCATCGTTTCACATCCTGGTCTGTTCACCCTAAGGGTGAGCGGGATGAGCGGGAATACTTCACCAGCGAGCATCACGCTCTTGACGTGGCGTGTGACTGGTCAATTGAGCGCGGCGGCAAGGCAATGGTGATCGAGTGCAATGAGCAGACATGGATGGAGGTTTGTTACTGAATGTTAACGGGGCGGCATCCGCCCCTTTCTATGGTATTATTTGTTCAGTCGCAACCCACACCACCATGCGCAAGATCGAATCAGAAATGCTCTCCGCCATCAAAGGCAAGCGGAACTGGGCATCCGGCAACACTTCTGTTCACTACAACGAAGACTACAAGTCTTCCACTGTTTATTTGCACGGAAATTTGATCGCCATTGTTTATGAAAATGATGCCGAACTGTTCGATTCCGGGTATCAGACAGTGACCACAAAATCCCGCCTTAATGCTATCTGCCAGGAATTCGGTGTCCCTGGAGAGGGTATTTTTCAGAAGGATTTTCAATGGTATGTGCACAAGTTGGTCGGACAATCCCCGGTTACCGGTAAGGTGTTCAATGCCGATGATTGGACAACGGGTTACATCTTCAAATTTGCCTAAGGGTCACGGGGCGCACCTGCGCCCCTTTCTATGGTATTATTTGGTCAGTCGCAACCAACCAATGCACATTCAAGTCTCCCCTGACGGTCGTTTCAACTGGGACTACACTCCCATGAAGCGCCGCCCTGGTATGGTCATGGTCCTTGACCAAGCGGGCGAGCATATGGTCCTGACTACAGAAGAAGCGCGGGAGCACTGGCGGCACTTCGCCGCCGAAGGTTGGGAGTGGATCTGAAAAGAACCTTAAGGGGTGGGCATCCACCCCGTCCCATGGTATGATTTCTGTAGTTTCAACCCACACCGATGATCTACTCTCCCGCCTCATCTATTGACGACCGGACCCGCGTATGGGTCGGACGCCTTCCTGACCACGACGCTGAAATGGTCATTAGCAGTCAGACACCGCCCTCCTGCGGCGCTCCCGCCTGGTCAATTGCCGCTCGTGAGAGTGCACGGTCTGAGGTTCCGGAAATCATCGGCACCGACTGCATCGTGTGGGCACGATCCCTGCAGGGATCTAAGTTCTGATTCTTTTAAGGGTTCGGCGGTTGCATCCGCCGGATCCGTGGTATTATTTGTTCAGTTCACACCCACCGAACATGACCGACTTTCACACCTCTTCCCTGGATTCCTACGAAACCCGGATCAACCGGATCGAACCCCTGGACCTGCCCGCGCTCCGTGAATATGTCCAGGAGCACGCCGGATGCTCATGGGAGGACGCTTGCGACTGGCATGAGCAGATCACCGGTCGCACCGTACCCGAAGAACAATACGGGGAGATTGAGCAGGTATGGGAAGAGGAGTCGCAGACATGGGAACCGACTGATGATCAGATGATGGGATCGTTCGGGACACCTTGGCATGATGGAATCTGAAAAGATTCTAAAGGGATCGCACAGCGGTCCCTTCCATGTTATTATTTGATCAGTTCAAACGAACCCACCATGTTCACCTCCATCACCAATCGCAAGTCCTTCGGCGCTACCTACACCTGGGCAATCCTGTCTGTCCTTCCTATGGACAACGGCGACGATGGCATCACGCAAGACGGTCTCCGTCCGACTGATATCAACGCCGCCCTGGGCATGCCTAACGACGCCCGCACCGGTCTTTCCAAGTACCTGAAGGCAATGGCAAGCAAGGGTCTGATCAAGCGCCACGAACTTGGTCCCCGTTGGGTGGAATACACCCGCCTGATGCCACTGCGTAAGCGGGAGCGGGTAGCACGGTTCCTCTGGGGTCGCTGACCCCTTGTGCCAGTCGTGGCGGTGGCACAGTGCCCCGCCGCGCCGCCGCCCCCCGGCGGTTTAAAAAGGCATGGGTCCCTCTAAGCTATAAAGTCTTGCTTTCGCGAGGTCTTTATATAACTCAAAGTTTTTCTATATAAAACAAAAATGAAAACTGAAATACCTTGTATGAAAAAAAATCGCGGAGAAAATTTTTCGTCTGTAGAAGTCGATACAGTAACTGGGGAGTATGTCATCAAGGTTCCTGAGTGGATTATATCTGAGTTTGGGTGGTATGAGGGCACAGAGATAAACATGGAGGTTGATGGAGACGCTATCGTAGTAACCGAACTTTGACCTAGACATTCACTGGTTCTCATAGTATAATTACCTTTGAATGCATTCACATTTCAAGTTGACCAAATTATGGCAAAAGGATTTACAGTAAAAGCAAAATCGCCCGCTAAGGGTGAGAAAGGACCTGCTCCTCAGTATGATTACGACAAAGCAAAGGAGATGGTACGAGGCAAGTCAGTAGTATTCTGTCTTCCTGGACGAGGAGTATCATACACATATCTGAAGAACTTCGTACAACTTTGTTTTGACATCGTACAAATGGGAGGTAGTATTCAGATCTCTCAAGACTACAGTTCCATGGTGAACTTTGCACGTTGTAAGTGTCTTGGAGCAAACGTACTGCGTGGACCCGATCAGATTCCCTGGGATGGAAAACTGAAGTATGACTGGCAACTGTGGATTGACAGTGATATTGTCTTCAACACAGAGAAGTTCCTTCAGTTGGTTCTGATGGATAAGGACATTGCATCTGGTTGGTATTGCACTGAAGACGGACAGACAACCTCTGTAGCACACTGGATGGATGAAGATGATTTCCGTAGTAATGGTGGAGTAATGAATCACGAAACCTTGGAGACCATCAGTAAGCGTAAGAAACCATTCACCGTTGATTATGCAGGTTTCGGATGGTTGCTCATCAAACATGGTGTTTTCGAAGACGAAAAGATCAAATATCCATGGTTCGCTCCGAAGATGCAAGTCTTTGAGAGTGGTGAAGTTCAAGATATGTGTGGAGAAGATGTGTCATTCTGTCTAGATGCTATCGAAGCAGGATATGAGATTTGGTGTGATCCTAACATCAGAGTCGGTCACGAGAAGTCTCGTATTATCTGATTATGGCTGACAGGTACACAATCCTCATTAAGGGAGAGACTAAGTTCAAGAACTTGACAGAGGAAGAGTATTTTGATATTATGGATGACCTGGCGGTAGAATACTATCAGACAGGTCGTCCGCGTCCCTCGGACATTGAAACTAAAGTATTTGGAGATTATTCTTAATGGCAATGCGTTCTAAAGTCGGTGTCGTCAAAGACGGGTTTATGCCCGGAAAACCGAAGAAGTCTCGTCAAGGATCGGGAAAAAACACGAAGTACGCCGCTACTTCTCGTAATAACAAGAAGAAAGCATATCGCGGTCAAGGACGATAATACATAGTTTAGATTTGTAAAGACTACATGGCTTGCTTGATTGCTAATCTTCCTTCTCAGGAAGTATGGGTCCGTAAAGAATATCTGACGGATCATCAATCTGGACACGGTGAGTTTGTAAAGGGCGTTTGGGTATCGGTTAAATCCATACCTGGACGCGCTTTTTATTTTGAAACTTACTTACCAGAATATGCGGCAATGTATGATAAGTTGCCGATTAGTGCGTTTGTCTCGGATCCAGAAACTCCTACGCCTGATATGGACCTCCCCAACCTACAGTTTTGGAACTGTATGGACTATGGTGTCGTTAGTGTAGATAAGAAGTTCATTGGTTCAATGGATTATGAGTGCTACACTCGCGATCATGGTATTGTGAAGGGAACTTATGTCTGTACGATTGACAACTATCATCATGATCCAGACTATGTTGACTGGGCGACGAGTGAAAATCCTGCCGAACACAAGTCTCATAACCTAATTGAACTTGAAAACGGACAGTATGCACTCTATCCAAACAATAGATTACGTATCTTTGATAATAGTCTGACTCCTGTAGAACCCAAAATGCCTGATTTTAAGGTTTCTACACAGTATTATCAAGTTGAAAATGGTTACAAGCGTCTCGGTATGGGTCGTGAAGATGAATACTTCTGGAAAACGGCAGACGAACGCGAAAATAAATACACTGAATCACCCAAAGAGGACTAAATGGGCAATTCACCCGTTGATAGGGACAAAAACCACATGTATAAAATGTGGGGAACAACAAACTTAATTACGGATTACTGGTCAATGCCTAATAATTACATGCACGAATACTGGTCCAAGCCACATAAAACCGAAGATCCAGAGGAAAGATTGATCCAAGAAGTTTATGGTGACCCTGCTGCCATAAATAAAGTCAAGAAAACTACTGACCAATGGCAATTTCACGGGAATCAAGAGCATTTAGAGACATAAGTCTGTCTTTTGACCCACATCCTGTGACAAAAGACTTGCCAATTTTGAAGAACGCAAGAGCAATCACACGTTCAGTTCAAAATTTAGTGCAGACGATCCCTACAGAAAGGTTTTTTCAACCAATTTTAGGGTCTGATGTACGGGCAAGTCTTTTTGATTTTGTTGATTTTGCCACTGCGGGTGTAATTGAAGAGCAAATCATCACCACAATTGATAATTTTGAACCTAGAGTTGCAAATGTGCAAGTTGATGTAAATCCTCAACCAGATAATAACACATTCAATATTACTATCTTTTATGATATTGTTGGTCAGGACTTTCCTACTCAAGAATTTTCATTTTTGCTAGAGGCAACAAGGTAATATGCCTTTTACTAAATTTACAAACCTAGATTTTGACCAAATTAGGTCCCAAATCAAAGACTATCTCCGTGCAAACTCTGCGTTTACGGACTTTGATTTTGAGGGATCTAATTTTTCTGTATTAATTGACACGTTAGCATATAATACTTACATTACTGCCTATAACTCAAACATGATTGTAAACGAATCCTTCTTGGATTCGGCAACTTTGAGAGAAAATGTTGTTTCTTTGGCAAGAAATATTGGTTATGTACCTCGCTCCAGAAGCGCCGCTAAGGCGAACGTAAGTTTTAACGTACAAACTACCAGCACATCACCTACAATGACCTTAGAGGCGGGTCTAGTGTGCGTAGGGAGAGCAAATGAAAGTCAATTTATCTTCTCAATACCTGAAGATATCACGACAACAATCAATTCTGGGACGGCATCATTTAAAGAAATTGATATTATTCAAGGAACATACCTTAAAAAGCAATTTGTCGTTGATGGTTCCTTAGATCAACGATTTATTTTACAAAATTCTTTCATTGATACTTCTACAATCGTAGTAAAAGTTAAAGGAGCATCAGATTCTGGTGAAGGAAGAGAATATGAACTAGCTCAGAACATTTTAAACCTCAATAAAAACTCTGAAATCTACCTTTTACAAGAAGTTCAAGATGAAAAGTATGAACTTCTCTTTGGTGACGGATATTTTGGTAAAAAATTAGAAAATGGCGCGATAATCACTGTTTCTTACATCACTACAGACGGTATTGATGGAAATGGAGCGAAAAGTTTTTCATATTCTGGAAGAGTCACTGATAATAATGGAAATATAATCACTATATCAGATTCAATTACCGTCACAACAAATATTTCTGCATCAAATGGTGGAGAAATTGAGAGTATTGACTCAATTAAGTATTTTGCACCAAGAATTTACTCTTCACAGTATCGTGCAGTCACTGCTCGCGACTATGAGGCGATAATTCAGTCAATTTACCCAAATACTGAGTCAGTTTCAGTTGTTGGTGGCGAAGAATTGGACCCACCTGAGTTTGGAAACGTCATTATTAGCATCAAACCCAAAAATGGCGACTTTGTTTCCGATTTTGACAAACAATCCATCGCCACAAAACTCAAAAATTACTCTTTATCGGGTATAAATCAAAAAATTGTTGATCTTAAGGTACTTTTTGTCGAAATTGACTCTGCAGTCTACTACAATAACGCAAAAGTCTCAAATGTCAATGATTTGAAGTCAAAAGTTTCCTCAACACTGAATACTTTTGCCACAGCTAACATTAATCAGTTTGGTGGACGCTTCAAATACAGTAAATTGTGTCAAACCATTGATAGCACTGATAATGCTATTACCTCCAATATCACAAGAGTCAGAATCAGAAGAAATCTGAAAACATTGATTAATACCTCCGCACAGTATGAACTTTGCTACGGAAATAAATTCCGTATGGATAAAAATGGGTTCAATATTAAGAGCACAGGATTTGGACTCTCTGGAAGGAGTGGAATATTCTATTTTACCGATACTCCAGGAGAAAATGGTAAAGGAGTTATTTCTGTAGTTAAAGAAAGGAATGAAAATGGTGAATATGAAGTTGTAATCAAGTCGGCAGGAACGGTTGATTACATCAAAGGAGAAATTATACTGAATACAATAACATTCTCATCTACAGTCAAGGAAAATAATATTATTGAGATTCAGGCAGTCCCTGATTCTAATGATGTTATCGGTTTGAAGGACCTTTACCTATCTTTCTCGGTTGCCGATAGTGAGATAAATATGATTAAAGATACTATTACATCTGGCGAACAGATCTCTGGCGTCGGTTATAAAGTTACTTCAAGTTACCTAAACGGAGAACTTAAGAGAGGATAAGAATGATACAAACAGGCTTTGAAAGAAGGGTAAAGGTTCAGCAAGTAATTGAAAGTCAGTTACCCGAATTTCTTAGATCCGAAAGTCCAAAATCTATTGACTTTCTGAAGCAATATTATATTTCTCAAGAACATCAGGGCGGTGCTACTGATATTGTTGAGAACTTAGACCAGTATCTTAAATTTGATAACCTTACACCAGAGGTTGTCACTGGATATACCAGTTTGACTGCTGGAATTTCTTCTACTGCCGATACAGTTCAGGTTTCTACAACCAAAGGATTTCCTGATGAATATGGTCTGTTTAAGATTGATGATGAAATTATAACATATACTGGAAAAACTGCAACTTCTTTTACTGGATGTATTAGAGGTTTTAGTGGCATTTCTTCATATCGTTCTTCTCTTGATCCAGAAGAATTAGTATTCAGCGACACTTCAGAGGGAGTTCATGCTAATGGTTCTATAGTACAGAACCTCAGTGCTCTTTTTCTCAAGGAATTTTATAGAAAGTTAAAGTATTCTTTTGCTCCTGGTCTTGAAGATGTTGATTTTGTAGATGATTTAGATGTTAATAACTTTGTCAAGGAGATAAGAAGTTTATACGAATCAAAAGGAACAGAGGATTCTTTCAAGATTCTCTTCAAAGTTCTTTATGGTGTCGATCCTAAAGTAATTGATTTAGAAGATTATCTAGTAAAACCCTCAGCAGCAAAGTTTGGAAGAAGAGAAGAGGTTGTTGTTGAGAGAGTTTCTGGTGATCCGAATAAGTTAGTCGGACAAACAATTAGAAAATCTACTGACAGTGCTACTCAAGCTTCAGTATCTGAGGTAGAAATTTTCACACGCTCTGGAATTAGCACATATTATAAACTTGGACTATTTGTAGGTTTTGATGATAGAGATCTTATTGAGGGGACCTTTAAGGTTCAACCTGCTACAAGAGTAGTAAATACAGTCAGTGTCGGTGCCTCTGTAGTTACTGTTGATTCTACTGTTGGGTTTGCTCAGACTGGAAAGATTATTTCTGGAAGAAATACGATTGAATATACAGATAAAACTGTAAACCAGTTTCTTGGATGCAGTGGTATTGGAACTGCTATTACCCCATCAACAGAACTTAGAACTGATGAAGTCTACATTGGTTATGAAGATGGTGATATTTCCAAGAAAGTAGAAGTTCGTATTGGTGGTGTTCTTTCTAAATTTAAAGCGACGAATGATATCTTATTGTCTAACGAAGGACAAAAGATATTCGTTAAAAATATTGGTGAAAGAATCAAAAATCCAGAACTCAATAAAACCGATAAGCAAATATTTGCTAATAGTTGGATTTACAACACAAGTTGTAGATTTGATGTAGAAAGCATCAATGGTGCCACAGTTCAATTGAAGAGTGAAATTGATGAATCTAGCCTTAAAGTCGGAGATACTGTAGATATTCTAAGTGGATCTACGGAAACTGTTCTCCATGCGAACGCTGTAGTCGCTACAGTTAGTGCTGTAAACAAGCAAATCACCCTCAACAACCTTGTAGGATTTACTGCTAATTCCACAACAATCTACACAATTAGGAGAAAAGTTGAAACCGCTACCAGTAGCGGTACTCCATTGTTCTATGGCGATAACACCGTCACGACTGATGTTCAGAATGTATATACAGATGATACTCATGCATACGTTGCTTCAAACTCCTTACCTTCATATGACATAAGTGAGACTGCTCTGAGTGCAACTCTTGCGTCTGCTGCTGGCAGTGCTCTTCAAGGATTTAGTGCGTCAACACAAAAATATAGCATTATCTCTTTTGCATCACCAGTTCCCTTCGTAACTGGTGATGAAGTCTTCTATAAAGCATCCTCAGACACGCTTGTAGGACTCTCTGAGGGCGTTTACTTCGTTAAGGTGCTGTCCGCATCCAATCAAATTAAACTCTTTGCTTCTAGGTCTTTAATTGAGGGAGGATCTTCTTTAGAGTTTACGTCTGCTGGAGCAGGCACACACAAATTTGTTCTTGCAAGTCAAAAGAGTGAGGCAATTTATCCTCAACAATTATTGAAAAAATTCCCAATAGATAGAAATATCAAGGACGGTAAAGGAACACCAACTATTCCTGGATCCACAGGAATGTTAATTAATGGCACTGAAGTTGTAAACTATAAGTCAAATGATAAGATTTACTTTGGTCCAATTAAAAATGTAAGACTTTACAATGGTGGTAAAAATTACGATGTAATCAATCCACCAACCATTGAAATCGGTTCTCCTGGAGCTGCCTATACCACTGCTCTTGTAAGACCTGTAGTTCGTGGTAGTGTAACTGAAGTACAAATTGACCCACAAGATTTTGATTTGGTAGATGTTACTTCTATCACTATTGATGGTGGCAATGGATCTGGTGCAGTTCTGCAACCAATTTTAGAAACCAGGTATCGTGAGATTGAGTTTGATGCTCGTTCAACCTCTGGTGGAGGTAGTGTTAATAATAGTGATGATACTATTACTTTTGATAAACCACACAATCTGAGAAGTGGTGATGCTATTGTCTATAGCAGAAATGGTAATAATGCGATTGGTATTGGAACCTTTGGTGGTTCAAACACTCACCAAGACAAAGCGTTGGCGAGTGGGTCTGTATACTTTGCTCAAGTTGTCAACACAACAACAATTAAATTGTATGAAACCTTTGAGAATTACTCAAGTGGTATTAGCACAGTAGGATTCACCACGTTTTCTCAAGGCATTCATAAATTTAGATTATTTGATGGCAAGAAAAATATTAGTGAAATTAAAGTAATAAACCCTGGAAGTGGGTATGAGAACAGAAAATTAAAAGTCAAGTCTGAAAATATTTCTTCTGTCAGTAATTCAGTTACTTTCAATAATCATGGATTCTCAGATGGAGATAAAATTCTCTACACAACTGACAATACTGCCGTAACTGGATTAAACACCAACGTTCAGTATCAAGTATTGAAGATTGACGATCATTCTTTCAGACTTGCAAATGCTGGAGTTGGTGGAACAAATACAACTGATTACACTAAGAGACAGCATGTTAACATCACTGGTGTGGGTACTGGAATTCAAAACTTTGCCTATCCTCCAGTAACAATCACAGTTAATGCAGAGTTTGATGGTGTATCTGGAGTTATCACAGCAACTCCATCTGTAAGAGGTGAGATTGTTGATCTTTACTTGTATGAGACTGGTACAGGTTATGGATCAACAATCCTGAACTTCCACAAAAAACCAGACATTAAGATTAAAAATGGTAAGAACGCAGAGTTAAAACCATTAATCTCTGGCGGTAAAGTTGTCTCTGTTCAAGTTACTAATACTGGAAGTGAATATTCATCTGCCCCCGATCTTGAAGTTGAGGGTGATGGTGTTGGAGCAAAACTCAGAGCTATTGTTAGTGGTGGAAAAATTACTAACGTTGTAGTTCTTACTGGTGGTGCAGGATATGTTCAAAATACTACTTCAGTAATCATAACTTCTGCCGGTTCTAACGGCGTTGTTGATGTAGAAGTAAGAGATTTAGTCTGCAATACTCATGATAGATTTGGTGATGAAGTTTTAGTTGACAATAACGAAAAACTTGGATATGGATTGGTGGGATATTCAACTGCTATTGGTGCAGATGCATTTAATGATAATGGAGGAGAACACTCTCCAATTATTGGTTGGGCATACGATGGTAATCCGATATATGGAGGTTATGCATATACAGATCCTGCAGACATCAACTCTGGTATAAAAATTCTGTCAAGTAGTTATGAATTAGCAACAGCAGAAGTTTCTGATAGACCATCTGGATTTGATGCTGGATTCTTTGTAGAAGATTACAAGTTTACAGATTCTGGTGATCTTGATGAGCATAATGGAAGATATTCCAAAACCCCAGAATATCCTAATGGAGTTTATGCTTATCATGCCACAATAACCAGTGATGGTAAGAATAGCAAATTCCCATTCTTTATTGGTAGTTCTTATTCTTCTGTTCCAGTAACTCAAAATATCAATCAGAACTTTGACTTCAATTCTTCTGATTTACGAAGAAATACTCTTCCATATGTTGCTGGAGATAAATTTGCTACTAATGACTTTGTTTCTGAACCAAATGAAGTTCTAACTCAAAGTGCCCTTATTGATTCTATTACACGGGGATCTGTAGAAGGTTTCACTATTAACAATTCTGGTACAAACTATAGAGTTGGTGAGAGTGCAACTTTTGACAATACTGATACTAATGGTGGTGGACTTTCTGCATACATCGGTAGAGTTACTGGAAAGTCTATCGTTGATGTAACTACCACAATTCAAAGTCATCAAAATGCAGTTCTTGTTTGGCAAAAGAGTGGAGCAGTATCTGTCAATGTAGATCCATCCCATGAATATTTTGACAACGATCAAATTGCAGTTTCTGGACTATCCACGTTCATTTCTGGATTAACAAAGTCTCACAAAATTGGAGTTTCGTCAGAGAGAACTCGTCTTTCTGTTGAAGCTGCAGCGAACTCTACAGTTGGTTTTGTTACTGATATATTTGTTAATAGAGTAGTTGACTCTATCTCCGTAGGTAGCACTCTAGGCATTGGCACAGAGACTTTATCTGTTTTGGGTACTTACCCAGACAAAAAGGTAATTAGAGTATTGAGGGGCATTGTAGGTGCCGCACACACTGCAAACAGTGATGTATTTGTATCTCCAAGTAAGTTTACTTTACCTGTAAATGTCCCTTACTTTGATTCTGCCGTAAATGACAAGGTATTCTTTAATAGTATTCAATCTGTAGGTATTGGTACTACTATCGGAGCATCCTCTTCAAAGGGATATTTTACCGGAAGTCGTCATTATACTATTTCTGTTCCAACTCAAGGAATTTATTTACCAAATCATCCTTTCAAGACTGGTGAACAAGTTACGTTTGAAAGATTTGCTGGTTCACAAGGATTTACTGTTTCTAATAGCAATACTAGTGCAACTTATAGTATTCCACAAAGTGGAAATACTGAAACTTTATTTGTAGTTAAAAAGACTGATGATATAATTGGTCTTTGTACTCAAGTTGGTCTTACCACAAATACTGAAGGGTTGTTCTTCAGAAATATAACGTCCAACGCCGACAGTAGAGATTACAGATATTCTCTTACCTCAAATAAAACTCAAGTAACTGCCAAAGTAGAAAAAATTAGAGCAAAAGTTGCCGTTTCTACAGCACACGGTCTTATTAATGGTGATGTTGTAAATCTGAGTGTAAACTCAGAACAATCAGTCGGAATTGGAACATCAGTTTCTGTATACCTCAAGTATAACTCTGCAAACGATAAGTTACTTGTTAATCCAATCGGATTTACTTCAGCTGCGGTAACCACCTCTACAAATAGATTGACACTCACTGAGCATGGTCTCAGCACAGGTGACAAGGTATTTTATGACTCTGATCTTATTATATCTGGTCTTTCTACCGGATCTTACTTTGTTTACAGAATTGATGACAACACTATCAATCTTACTAATACTAAGTTTGATGCGTTATCTAATCCACCAACCGTGGTTAGTTTCGGATCTATCGGTGGATCCAGTCACGAATTGTCTCCTATCAACCCAAGATTGAATGTTGTTAGAGATAACAATCTAGTATTCAATGTAAATGATGCATCATTGAGTGGTTATAACTTCAGACTGTATTATGATCGCGATTTCAAGAATGAATTAGTTTCTATTGGATCTTCTACAACATTCAGCACAGTTGGTGTTGGAACTGTTGGTATTGCCAATACAGTAACTGCATCAACAGTAACTCTTAATTTCAATAAGAACCTTCCATCTAAAGTTTACTATCAACTGGATAAGGCAGGGTATATTAGCACCGCTGATACTGAAGTTACAAACTATTCTGAAATTAATTTCATTGATAGCACTTATTCTGGAACATACAGTGTTACTGGAGTTGGTGAGACCGTATTTACTGTTTCTCTTAAGAGTGTTCCAGAAGACCTTGATTACAATCAAGATTCTACTAGTGTACTCAAGTATTCTACTTCATCACCAAGAGCTCTTGGTGGTGTTGACAAAATGGAAATCACCTTTGGTGGTGCCAGTTACAAGAAATTACCCAAGTTTGTAAGTATAGCATCTACTGCAGGTATTAACGCAGACATTATCCCAACATCAACAACTCTTGGTAGAATTAATCAAGTTACCATTCAAGATGCTGGATTTGATTTTTCTGCGGATAAGACACTCAATCCAGAAGTTTATATTTCACCTAATATTACAGTTATCAATAGAAATACTATTTCTGGTATAACAATTACTTCCGGTGGTTCTGGATTTACCTCTCCTCCAGAACTGGTTCTAGTCAACCCTGATACAGGATCTGCCTATGATAATGGAACTCTCATTGCTAAGATACAGGGTTCGTCTATCAATGAAGTTGAAACACTTGATGTTCCCAAAGGTCTTTCTGATACGGAGTCTAAGGTATTTTCAGTTAATAATAGTAATGGTGTTGGTGTTAATAGTGTTTTCTCTTCGCCTGCTGGCGTAGTAACTTGTGTTCTTGCAACTCCAACACTCGGATTTACAACTGCAACAGCTCCATTTGCTGTAAATGATTTTGTATATGCCGAGAATATTTCTTTAGCATCTACTACAGGAACTGGATTTAATTCTCAAGACTATTCTTATAATTTCTTCAAAGTAACTGCATACAGGAACACTAATCCTGCAGAAGTTGAATTTGATATTTCTCCTTATGCAACTAATGCTGGTGTTGCTCAAACAGATGGACAAAGTACCTTTGCTACTCTTGTTAATAGGAACAACTATCCAACCTTCACTGTTGTACAAACTCCTCTAGAGTTTATTGTTGGTGAGTCACTCTTCATCAAGTCTGGAAATACTTATACTGAAATAGACCTGGTAGTTACCAATAATCTAAATGATGCAATTAAGGTTTATGGAACCTACGAACTGTCTAAAAATGATGTAATTGTTGGAAGAAATTCTGGAACCATAGCGACTATCAACAAAATTGATGAAAACACAGGTATTTTTGAAGTTGATTATTCTCTCGAAACTGATAATGGATGGTCAAATGATACTGGTAAATTAAATGAAGATTTCCAAGTAGTACCAGACAATGATTATTATCAGAATCTTTCATACAGTATAAAGAGTCCAATAGAATTTGAAAATTGGGTAAACCCTGTCAACAGAATGCTTCATTCCTCTGGATTGAAAAACTTTGCTGATACTGGAATTACATCAGAAGGAAAAGTCTCTGCAGCAACAAGCACATCCGCAACTAGCACTGCTCTGATTGATATTATCAATCTCAGTGCTAACGGATCTACGATGAGAGTTGATGCGGTCAACTTCTTTGATTTTGGTATTGATGTTGATACTTCAAACAATAAGTCTAAGTTTATCAAATTCCAAAATAAGAGACTTTCTGATTATATTGAGTGTAAGACTAATAGAGTTCTAACTATTGATAACTTTAATAGTCAATTCTCTAACCAAGAGAATGCTAATACGACACTGTATCGTGACATTGACAAGTTTATTTCAAATGATGGGTACAGTAGATATTTGGTTCAGATGATCAAACCTAACAGCAAAGATCTTCAGGCAACTGAATTGATTGTTGTTAATACAAAAGATGATGATTTAATCACTGTTGAGAAAGCATCTATTCATAATACAAAAAATGACCTTGCTAATATTGAAGCATTTAAGGATGCTTTTGACAATGTTTCACTGAGACTTACTCCAGATGATCCTTATAATGATGATCTAGATGTTAAGTTCATAAAGAATAACTTTAACACAACTCTTGCTGGTATTGGTACACAATCTGTCGGATTTGTTAATCTGATTGGAAATAATGTTTCTGTTGGTGTTGGTTCTACAGGATTAGTTTTTGAAGGTTCCTCAAGTGGAACTGAATCTTTATTTGCAAATATTGAACTTGTTAACACTGTTACTAAAGACAAGACGGTTGTCGATATGTTTGTTGATCATGATGGAACTGATACTTATAGATCAGACTTCTTCTTTGATAACAGCACTTTAGGATACTCTCCCAAATTTATTGGAACCTTTACCAGCAACATTGCATCTGGTGTTCTTAAGTTGAATTTTGAAAACACTGAGTCCAACAACGTTCTTGTTCGCTCTAGGATTGTTGGATTTAATACAGTTGGTGCTGGAATTGGCACTCATACCTTCAAAGCAAGTGGTCAACCAGACAGTTCTGTTAGAGAGGGTCGCCTTGAAACGAAATTCTCCACATTCTCAGGAACTGGAATTTCTACAGTACTGACTTATGATAAGTCAGATGTAACTACAGTTAAATCTACGGCGAAGGTGTCTTACGGCAACACCTCTGCATTACATCAAGTCTTATTCAACCATAATGACACAAATGCCTTTACAGTTCAATATCCACATCTGTCTATCGGCAGCACAATGGGTATTGGTACATTTGGTGCTGATATCAACGGCAATAATTTCGTTCTGATATTCCATCCAGATTCCAACATTAGTGATGATATTACCGTTCAAATTTATAGTGAAATCATTCAAACTGAGAAAGATTTGAATAATGTTCCTGCAACATTGACTTACGGATCTGCAAACGAACAACTAAAAACTGCTCAGTTTGACTCTATTAATGGTGATAGAACTAATAAGGTTGACTTTGACGTTAGGCACAACGGTGTCCCAGTATTTGAAAAGCAATTCAATCCTGGTATTTCTACCGTAGTCAATCTTGGAACAGGCGTATTCACAATTTCTGATCACTTCTTCAGTGATCGTGAGAAACTAACCTACACTCCAAGATCTACTTTCATTGGTGGTGCTCATACCTCTATGGTCATGTCTAATGGAAGTGTTCTTCCTTCCACGGTTTATGCTATTAAGGTTAATAATGATGAATTTAAACTTGCCACAAGCAAAACTGGTGCAGCAGTTACATTCAACTCTGCTGGAAGTGGAAATGGTCACACTCTTGAAATGGAGAAGAAACTTGAAAAATCTTTGATAACGATTGATGGTGTCTCAAGATCTCCTCTGGCATTCACTCCAATTAATTACACTCTCAGCAACAATGGTGGTTCTATTGCTATTGGTGCAACCTACTTTGGTATTTCTGGAATTTCTTCTATTTTACCAGGAGATGTTCTGAAGGTTGATAATGAGTTTGTCAAAGTTAATGCTGTTGGTCTTGGAACTACAACCATTGGACCTATTACAGGATCAGGTTCTTTCAATGTTGTTAAGACTGAGAGAGGATATGTTGGAACATTAGCAACCACACATACTGACGGATCTGTCGTTAGATTGTTCCGTGGTTCTTACAACATGACTAGAAGTAAGATCCACTTTACTGAAGCGCCTAGAGGCAATACTCAGGAATTAGTTGACAATAGCAATATTCCATTTCATAAGTCTACTTTCAATGGTAGAGTATACCTGAGAAATGATTATGCAACTAACCAGGTTTATGATGATATTACTAGACAGTTCACCGGCATTGGTGCGACTTATCGTCTGACTGTTGGTGGTGCTAATACAACGGGTATTGAAACTGGTAGCGGTTTGGTATTCATCAACAATATGTTCCAAACTCCAACCACTGACAACAACACCGGAGGAAACTATAGTTTCACTGAAAGTGGTGGTGTTTCTAATATAGTCTTCACTGGGGTAAAGGATTCTAATGATGACCTTGTAATTTCTGAAACTGATGTAAATAAAAATCAACTTCCAAGAGGTGGAATGATTGTTTCCCTTGGATCCACTCAGGGTCTTGGAATTGCTCCTCTTGTTGGTGCTTCTGTAACAGCATTTGTTTCTGGTGGTGTAATTCAGTCTATTGGAGCTGGTGCTACTGACATTCTTGGTTCTGGATACCGTGGATCTGTTGCCATCGGTATCACTGATCCAAATCACACTGGTAACGCTGCTGCTGTCACAGTTACAGTTGGCGCTGGTGGATCTCTTGCATTCAATGTCACAAACGGAGGCACTGGATATAGTTTTAATCCAACTATCAATATTCCTTCACCTTCTTACGAAAATCTTGAAATCACTGGAGTTTCTCGTCTTGGTCAGGGTGCAACAACTGATACTGGAAGTGGTCTACTTCTTAATGTTGAAGTTGGAGCTGCAATCACTGCAGTTGGAATTGGATCCACCCTCTTTGAGGTTAAGAACTTCAAGATTGCAAGAAATGGATATGGATTTAGAATTGGTGATAAGTTCAAAGCAGTTGGTCTTGTAACTGCCAAAGGTCTTCCTGCCATGGTAAATGAACCAGAATTTGAAGTTCTGGATATCTTTAATGATAAATTTGCTGCTTGGCAATTTGGCGAACTTGATTATATTGACTCCATTTCCGATCTTATCGATGGTTCTCGTGTCAGATTCCCACTGAATTATAAGGGCGAACTACTTAGTTTTGAAGTTGACAAGAATAATCCAGATTCTTCGGTGATTGATCTTGAGGCAGTTCTTCTAATCTATGTAAATGGTGTAATTCAACAACCTAATGTTCACTATCAATTTGTTGGTGGTACATCAATTGTCTTTACAACTGCACCAACTGCTAACGATAATATTGATATCTTCTTCTATAGAGGAACAAGAGGAACTGATAGTGTAAGCGTTAACGTTAACACCTCAGTTGAAAGTGGAGATATTCTGCAGATGCAGAAGACAGATAATAGTCTGGCACAAGATCCTAGAACAATTTACAACATTAATAATTCTGATAAAGTAGAAACAAACATCTATGCGGGTCTTGGTATTGATGATACTAACTTCAAACCACTTAGTTGGATTAAGAAGAAAGTAGATCAAAGACTTGGTGGAGAACTTGTTGATAAGTCTAGAGATTCTATTGAAGGTCAAGTTTATCCTACCGCAAGAGTTATTGGAGACATTTCTGCATCTGCAACTGAAATATTTGTTGACGACGCACAATTCTTTAATTACGAAGAAAATGAATCTTCTATTAATATTACCAGTGTTAATGGATTACTCGTAAATACATCAACAGAACATGTATCTGCTGCTGTTACTGCTGTAGTTTCTGCCACAGGAACCATTAGTTCCTTGGATGTCACTGAGGAAGGTGCTGGTTATTCTGGTTCAGCAACACTTAAGATTGCTGCACCGAAGGCAGTGGGTGTTGGTGTTGGCACAACTGCCACTGGCACAGTCGCTATTGTCAATGACTTTATCAATTCTGCATCCGTAACAAATGCCGGTTTTGGATACACGCGCACAGCACCTCCACAGGTTCTGGTTTCTGCTCCAGCACTTTCTGTTGAAACTTTGACTGGAATTACCGCTGTCGCTGGTTTTGCCGCAACAATCACCGGTATTTCTACAGCAGTTGGAACTGGTGGAAACGCTCTTGCACTTGCGTTTAGTTTCACAGCATCTAGCACTACAGGACTTCAGGAAGGTTATCCAATCTTTGTTAAGAACACCAGTGTTGGTAATGGTGTAAGATCCATCAATGGTTCTGATAATTCAATCGTTGCTATCGGAACAACATTCCTGGATAATGTTTACATTATCAATGATCTCCACTTAACTGCAACAACTGGAGTTGCCACTTGCAATATTCTTTCTACTACCACGCACGCGGGTCTTACCACAACAGGTAGTCTGACCGTTCCACAAGGAACACTTTCTTGGGGTAGACTTTCTGGATTTACCAGAGCATCTTCACCAATCGCTATTGGCGTTACAGGTTTGAGAGTTGATGCTGGATTGTCAACATTCCCCACTATCCAAAGACGGGGATTCGGTTTGAGAGACAATGGATCTCTCAGAAAGGACCTGGGATAGTTATAAATATAGAAAAAAGCTAGCAACAATGGCGGCAATTGTAACCGATCAGTTTAGAATATTAAATGCGGGAAACTTTGTAGATTCCGTCACTAGTTCTGCAAACTCTTACTATGTTTTTGTTGGTCTATCCAATCCTTCCATAGTTGGATTTGGAAGAACTACAGACTGGGACACAAATACTCCTAGTCCCACTGACAATATTGATTATGCCAATTTTATTGGCGACAATATGTCCTTTGGTAAAAAAGTCTCCTCTGCTAATGTCAGAAGACTGATAAGGAGAGTTGATTGGACTAGAGGGACAAAGTATGAGATGTATCGTCACGATTACAGTCTCAAGAATCTCTCACCCACCACAAAGTCTGCAAGACTTTATGATGCGAACTACTATGTAATGAATAGTGAGTTCAAAGTGTATACTGTTATTGATAATGGTTCTTCTGGAATTAGTACAACAGGAAATGCTTCTCTTGATGAACCAACTTTTACTGACCTTGAACCATCAAAAGCAGGTGTAAGTGGTGATGGATATGTCTGGAAATATCTTTTCACAGTATCTCCAAGTGATATTATCAAGTTTGATTCTACTGAATATATTTCACTTCCTAACAATTGGTCTACATCAACAGATGCTCAGATAGTTGCTGTTAGAAATAATGGTGATTCTGATACTAATGAGAATCAGATTAAGAAAGTATATATTGACCAACAGGGATTAGGATATTCTCAAGGTTCTCATGAAGTTAATATTTTAGGTGATGGCACTGGTGGTAAAGTTATCGTTGATGTAGATGTCAACGGTAAAATTACAAATACTGTAGTTTCCTCTGGTGGAAAAAATTATAGTTATGGAATTGTTGATCTTGGATCAATTAATTCTAACTCCAGTACTAAAGCAAAACTGATTCCAATTATTCCACCATCAAAAGGTCATGGTCATGATCTTTATAAGGAACTTGGTGCGGATAAGGTTCTTGTTTATGCAAGATTTGATGATTCTACAAGAGATTTTCCAACTGATGTAACTTTCGCACAAATCGGTATTGTTAAAAATCCAACTTCTATTGGATCTACAACAGTATTTGATGAAAATCAATTCTCTTCATTAGGAGCATTGAAATTTACCTCAGTTACTGGAACAGTATCTGTTGGTGATAAAATTAGTCAAAGTGTTACGGGCGGAACAGCAGTTGGTTTTGTTGCTTCATTTGATAATGAAACTAAAGTATTGAAGTATTTCCAAGATAGGAATGCTTTCTTGAATCAAACTACATTTGATCAGACAGATTATGTTGGTGTTTCTACTAACGGTAAACTGTATGAGTTTGCTTCAAATTCAAACGCAGTCACCACCACTGGAGGTTTCTCGGGTTCTATTGATACTGGATTTACTGGTATTACTACAAACCCAACAGGAACAAAACTTATTTCAATTGGCACCCAAATTACAAACGGGATTGCCAATCCTGAGATAAATAAAGGGTCGGGAGATATTGTCTATATTGACAATCGTCCAGCAATCTCCAGAAACTCAAGACAAAAAGAAGACGTTAAAATCATCCTGGAATTCTAAACGATGCCACAGAAAACTAATCTCAATATCAATCCTTATTTTGATGATTTCAGTAAGGATGATAATTTTTACAAGGTTTTATTCAAACCAGGATTTCCAGTTCAGGCTAGAGAACTGACGACTCTGCAGACAATTCTGCAGAATCAAATAGAATCGTTTGGAAGTCATATGTTTAAAGAGGGATCAATGGTGATCCCTGGAAATATCGCCTTTGACCCCGAGTACCCTGCAGTTAAGTTAAACGCAGATCACTTGGGGATTGATATTTCTGTATATGGTAAAAATCTTGTAGGGAAGAGATTAAGAGGACAGACATCAGGTATAGTTGCTAAAGTTGACAGATATGAAAATGTATCTGATTTGAATGGTATCACAAACCCAACTATTTTTGTAAAATATACTCAATCAGGTGATAATAACGAAATTGAACCTTTCCAAGATGGGGAAGTTTTAATCACCGAAGACTCCTTCACTTATGGAAACACTGCTATAAACGCTGGTGAGACTATTGCTTCTTTGATATCTGAGGATGCGACTGGAGTTGGAAGTGCTGTATCTATTGCTCCTGGTGTGTATTTCATCCGAGGAACATTTGTAGATGTTTCTTCTGATAAGATATTTTTAGATCCATACTCTAATACACCATCTTATAGAGTTGGTCTAACCATAACTGAAGAAATCATCACAGCAAAAGATGATAAATCTTTATATGATAATGCAAAAGGATTTTCTAACTTTGCTGCTCCTGGTGCAGATAGATTAAGAATTAAACTTACGTTATCTAAGAAACTTTTAACTGATAATGATGATAAAACTTTTGTAGAACTTCTCAGAGTAGATAATGGAGAAGTAAAGAAACTTCAGAATAAGTCTAATTACAATCTCATTAGAGATTACTTTGCAGAGAGAACTTACGAAGAATCTGGTAATTATGCCATTGATAGTTTTGATGTTGAAGTAAAAGACAGTCTGAACGACAGACTTGGAACTGAAGGTGTATATTTTTCTGGACAATCTACTGATGAAGGAAATACTCCTTCTGAAGACCTTATGGCAGTATCTGTTTCCGCAGGTAAGGCATATGTAAAAGGTTATGATGTTGAAAATACTGCTACTAAAATTATTGACGTTGAAAAACCTAGAGAAACTAAAACGGTAACGGATGCATTAGTTCCATTTGAAATGGGAACATTAATTCGTGTTAATAATGTTCAGGGAACCCCACTGTTTGGCGTCAATAACAATAGTAATATTGTAAGACTTCAGGGTCAAAGAAGAGGAACTTCTACAACTGCTGCCACTGGAACTGAAATTGGTCAGGCAAGAGTATATAACTTTAGTCTTACAGATTCTGCTCAAGTAGATCTTTCTACTTCCTGGGATTTATATCTTTTTGATGTTCAGACATACACCACTATCAGTTTGAACGAAAACACTCTGACTGCTGACATGCCTGTCAGTTCTTATATTAGAGGTGTTAGTAGTGGTGCTTCTGGATATATTCAGAGTGCTCCTGGTGGAACAACTAGTATTACCCTGATGCAGACATCAGGAACTTTTATGGTTGGTGAGCAACTTTTGATTAATGAGAGTAAAGAAATTTCTCGTTCAATTACGAGTCTTACAACTCATACTATTGAAGATGTCAAGTCAATTTATCAAGATTCTACAGCACTGAATTCTGAACTCAAGAGAGATTTTATTGCTGATACTATTCTTGAAAGAAAACTTCCCACTGGATTTGGTATAGCAGACACTGTTCGAATTAGCACTGCTGGTGCTATGACTTGCCCAGGCAAGTTCTTCAATAACATCAAAGTTGGAGATATTGTTAGATATCAAATCGCTGGAACTAGTGATGAAACTTTCAACAGAGTTTCTGCAATCAATGCTGCCAAAACACAAGTTACCTTGGTTGCTGAGCAGGATAGAACTAATGTTTGTGATGGTAGTCTCCCAGGTTCTACTTTCACAGGAACATTTACATTAGGTGTGCCTGTTGTTAGAGAGCGTGGCGGTTTGTTCGCACCTCTTGAAGAGCAAAATATTTCTTCCGTTGATTTAGGATCTTCCAACCTTTTAGTTTCTAGTCAGATAAGAGAGCAATCTACAAGTGTTGCTGGAACTCTAGCTATTAATGTAACTGCAACTGGTATTAGCAGTTGTCTCTTTGAATCTTTTGATCAGGAGAGATATAGTATTCACTATAATGATGGTACAATTGAAACTTTGACTGGCGATCAAGTAACTCTCAGTTCTGCAGGTCAAGTTATTACCTTTACAGGACTTACTGCATCTCAATCCAGTAACGTAACGGTAAACACCACCGTTAAGAAAATTGGTATTACTAATAAGGATAAAGTATTTACAAGAAGCACTAAAGTTGAAGTCGATAAGTCTGTAGCAGGTGTATCTACTTCTATATCAGCAACAACACAAAGTGATTTTTACGGGACTAGAATCCAGGACAAAGAAATTTCTCTTAATGTTCCAGATGTCGTTGAAGTTGTTGCCGTATATGAATCATTAGGAACATCAATTCCAACTCTGGATTCTCTTGAGTTCCCCTCAGGTCTTGCTCTAAACACGTCTTCCATTCTTGGTGAGAGAGTTGTTGGTGGAACAAGTAAAGCAATTGCACAGGTTGTTACGCGATCTTCAGCAACTAAAGTTGAAATTGTATATTTGACTGACAATAAGTTCACAGTTGGGGAAAACGTTACTTTTGAAGAATCTGGAATAATTGCACCATTACAAGTTATTGGTCTTGGAAATTACTCTGATGTAACTAATAATTATACTCTTGATAAAGGAGTAAAACCACAGTTCTATGATTACTCTAGAATTGTTCGTAAGGAAAAGAGTAATTACGTTCCTTCAAGAAAACTTCTGATTATCTACAATCATTATACAGTGCCATCTAATGATACTGGTGATGTTTATACTGTCAATTCTTATGACGCGGCAAGATTCAAAGATGATATTCCACCTGCAGATTTGTTGAGATCTTCTGATACTTTGGATTTTAGACCTAGAGTATCCGATTTTACCTCTACATCACTTTCACCTTTTGACTATACAGCAAGAACTTTTGCTACAACAGGGACTAATCCTACTTTATTGGTTGCACCAGATGAAAGTTCTTTAGTTGGATATAGTTATTATCTTCCAAGAATTGATAAAGTTGTTTTCAGTGCACAAGGTGATATCTCAGTAATCAAAGGAACTAGTGCTGAAGATCCTAAAGAACCACAAATTTCCTCAGACATGATGGAAATTGGTACTATTGAACTACCAGCATATCTTTACAATCCTTCTGATGCAGTGTTGACATTAGTTGACAACAGAAGATATACGATGAGGGATATTGGAAAGATTGAAGATAGAGTTGAAAATTTAGAAACACTTACCTCACTCTCTCTTCTTGAACTTGATACTAGAACTCTGCAGGTTAGAGATGCTGATGGACTTGATAGATTTAAGTCAGGTTTCTTTGTGGATGATTTTGCAGATAATCAAAGAATGGGGTCTGATTCTGAAGCAGGCATTGAAGATAACGAATTGAAAACTCCTGTTGATTACTTCTCCTTAAAACCAGAGGTTGCAGCAGCAAATACTGTTGATGATCAGTTCGACTTGGATTTTGATCTCCTTGATCCAAATGTTCAAAAAACAGGCGATCTCATCACACTTAAATATAGCGACAAATCTTGGATTAGACAACCTCTAGCTTCTAGAGTTGAGAATGTAAACCCATTCAATATGGTCGAATTTAGAGGTAGAGTTGTAATCTCTCCTTCCCAAGATAGTTGGACTAGAACGATTGTTATTGAAGGTGGAACAACTAGAAGAAGAGTTGCTAGTGCTCGTCGCCGCGGCCAAGTTGTAAGAAATGAATCTATCACTCAGACATCTTCAGAAGCAGATACGCATATTAGATCTAGAAATGTGGCATTTGTTGGTAATGGTTTGAGACCACTTGCTAGACACTATCATTTCTTTGATAGTAGTAGTGATTTGGATATTATTCCAAAACTAATTGAAGTATCAATGACTTCTGGTGTGTTTAGTAATGGAGAAACAGTTAAAGGATTTGTTGGATCTAGACAACTCTTCTCTGTAAGAATTTGTCAACCAAATCATAAGAGAGGTCCTATTACCAATCCAACGGATACTTTTAGTCTGAATCCATACAATAGAAGTGTCACTCTCCCATCAGTATATTCTGCATCCTCAACAGTATTAAACATTGATATCAATTCCTTGATGGAGGATGTACTCGGCAAGTTCAATGGACGTATCGTAAAAGATATGGTTCTTCTTGGCGAAACCAGTGGAGCACAAGCAAAAGTATCTGACATAAGACTGATTACAGATACATTCGGTGACGTACTTGGTTCATTCTTCTTCAGAAATCCACTTGCATCTCCACCACCTGCTGTCAGATTTACAACAGGTAGAAAAACATTCAAACTTACCTCTAGTTCTACTAATGCAGAACCATTACCTGGTAGTTTGAGAATTAGTAGTGGTGAAGGTTCATATACTACCAGTGGAATTGTTGAAACATTCCGTAGACAAACTAATATCGTTGAATTCTACGATCCTCTGGCACAATCATTTACTGTTGATGAAACGGGTGCATTCTTAACTAAACTTGATGTCTATTTTGCTTCTAAGGATGAAAATGAAAAAATTAGATGTGAACTTAGAACTGTTGAGTTGGGAACACCAACTGCTGAACTTGTAACTGAGTATTCTCAGGTTACTCTTGAACCAAAAGACATTCAAACTTCTGCAGATGCATCTGTTGCGACTACAATTACTTTCCCATCACCAGTTTACTTAGAACCAGATCGTGAGTATTGTTTCGTTCTTCTTGCTCCATCTTCAGTTGATTATGAAGTTTGGATAGCGAGAATGGGTGAAAGAACTGTTAATGCTGCTACGCTTCCAGATGCTGAGAGTGTTATTGTTACAAAACAGTATGTTGGAGGAAGTTTATTCAAGTCCCAGAATGGAACGATTTGGACAGCAAGTCAATTTGAAGACATAAAGTTTGATCTGTATAAAGCAGACTTTGTTAAGGATCCTGGAATTGCATACTTCTTCAACCCATCACTTGAAAATGGAAGTGATTTGAGTGCGAGACTTCCAAATAATCCAGTTAGAACTCTTCCAAGAAAACTGAAAGTTGGTATTACAACTACTTCTGCAATGGATAGTATTCTTACCATTGGTAAGAAAGTTAGTGATAATACCTCCTCTGCTGCTATCAGTGGTAACATTGAGCAGGTTGGTGGTAATATTGCCAATACAACAAGCAACTTGGTGGGTGCTGGATATAGTAACGGAACCTACACAGGAGTTAATTTCTACTCTATCACTGGATCTGGATCTGGTGCTATTGGTATTGTTACAATCTCTAGCAATACACTTGATGGAAATCCACACGTAACAACTGCTGGTAATGGATATGTTGTTGGTGATGTTCTCGGAATCACAACATCCGATGTTGCTAGAGGACGTGGAGCACAATTCTCAGTTAAAAACATCACAGGAAAAGACACTCTGTATCTGACTGATGTTCAGGGTGAAGAGTTTACATCAGGTCAAGCACTCGTTGTTTACAGTTCCTCTGATGTTGCGGTATCTTACGCAAACACAACTATTAGAAACTCTAGTGTTATCAGTAATCTGTATGACGGAAGAGTTCTTGAAGTGGAGCAGAGTAATCACGGTCTTCACGCTGACAACAATGTCGTTACTCTTGCAGACATTGAACCAAATACATTACCAACTACACTTAACGCTGCACTCGGACTAAGTGATACAACGATTTCCGTTGCTAATACATCACTCTTCGCAACGTTTGAAGGTATTTCTACTTCTACTGGTTATGCCAAAGTAAATAACGAAATTATTTACTATAACTCCATCACTGCCGGAGCTGGTGGTGCCGGAACACTTGGAATTGGAACAAGAGGAATTGATGGTTCCCTTAAGAGATCTCATGATCTTAATGATCAAATCTTTACTTATGAATTGAATGGTATTTCTCTCCATAGAATCAATAAGCAACATAATATGCCAAGTGATTCTACTTTGAAGAATGCTAGAGACTTTGATACATATCATCTGCAGATTGATCGTGGATCAAGAACAACTGGAGATAATCAACTCAGTTTCACTGATGAAAATAGTGTTGGTGGTTCGGTAGTATTCTCATCTAACAATATTCAGTTTGACGAAATTACACCAAGAATCAATCTGTTCACACCATCTACAAGCACGAACGCTACTTCTCAAATCAGAACAGTATCTGGAACTAGTGCTGGTGGTTCTGAAGTTTCGTTCATTGATCAAGGATATGAAAATGTATCTCTAAACAATTCAAATCCATTGGCAACTCCAAGGATTGTTGCTTCTAGAGTTAATGAGACGACTAGACTTTCAAGTCTTCCAAATAGTAAATCTCTGACTCTCGCAGTCAGCATGAACACATCAGACTCAAATCTTTCCCCAACGATTGATCTTCAAGGATCCAATTTCAGATTTGGAAGGAATAGACTCAACAATCCAATTTCAGATTACGCAAATGATGGTAGAGTTAATTCTATCACTGAAGATCCACACACCGGATATTATATCTCCAGAAGAACTGATCTTGCACAACCTGCAACCTCTCTGAAGGTCATTGTCTCTTCTTATCGTCATTCTTCAGCAGACTTTAGAGTTCTTTATGAACTCTTCAGAGTTGATTCTAATGGTATTGAGCAGGCGTTTGAATTGTTCCCTGGATTTGACAATCTTACAGACACGAATGGTGATGGATTTGGTGATGAGGTGGTTGATTCTATTCTCAATAATGGTAAACCAGATGCTTTCACTCGTGCGAGTGCAGATGGTGAATATATAGATTATCAGTTCAGTGCTGATAATCTTGCCCAGTTTAATGGATTTAGAATCAAAATTGTTATGAGTGGAACAAACGAAGCGAGAGCACCAAGGTTTAGAGACTTTAGAGTTATCGCTCTTGCCTGATGAAGAAAGTAAAAGATCATAAGCACCTGTATCGCACAGATACGGGTGCAATTGTCAATACTGATACAACTGGTTATAATGAGTATGTTAAGATGAGATCTAACCGCGATCGTCAAAAACAAGAACTTGATGAAATGCGGAAAGATATAGATGAAATCAAGTCCCTTCTCACGGAGTTTATCAATGGATCCCGATCAAATCAAA